CAGTCGGGTAATTGTTATAGAGGGTTATAACGGTGGAGAACCGTCGACACCATCCGAAGTGGCACACACGGTCGGCCGGGTATCGAAAAGATTTTTTTCATCAGGCCGGTCGGCTTATAAATGAACACGCATGGTGGTAAAACTGGTAGGGCAATGATAAAATACCCCCTATATAAAAAAAATGCACAGCGGCCAAAAAGGTCTGCATACCCAGGTTGGCAACAGTGTCGTTTGACTGGCACAAACCAGATATATACTAGTATGCGTTCTAACTTAACATTCTGGGTCATAGTGATAGCAGTCAGCATCTATCTTGGCATATACGTATGGTAGTTGAGATCATGATCATTGCTTACTACGTGATCGCTATCCCCCTGGGCATATGGGCATTGAGATAATGGACATTGTGTGGATCATAACCGGCATATTCCTGAGTGCGATAGCGATAGCACTGTATCTGGGCCACGCAAATGGGACACTGATATGGTAAAGACTGTCATACTGATCATACTATTCTTTACTGTGCCGGGCGTGATCATGGGCATAGTTTCGAGTTACAGGGCGGGCCAAAAACCCCATGAGGACCTGTACCTGAGATTCAAAAAATTTGCACAGCGGAAAAATAAATAACTGCATATGAGATCACTGGGATTACTACTGAGCATTATACTATTGATGTGCCTCACAGTACCCGCACAGTCAGGGCACTCCAGAGACAACGGCACCTGCGATGACGACAAGACCCACTACGAGAACATGACTGTCAACAACAAGCGATCGGACGCACCCCTGTATGCAGAGAGCCAGGCCATGAGGGACAAGGCACACACCTACAACAATTACAAGTTGTGTGAGAAGTACATGGAAGAGGCACTGCGTATGATACGCAAACCCTATCCCACAGAGTAGTAGACAGATTATCCAAACTATAATATAATTACAGATGTAACGATTACGTGGCATGTACAGGATCTGTGAAGCGAGAGGGGATCAGGTCCTGGCGCCATTGTGCATAGCACCTATGCTGAATCAACACTAGTGTTTTGACCTGCAACATGCTAAATTAGTGTAAAACAAAGGAACAATCCAACAATGATACCATACACGGAAGAAGAGATGAACTGGGTGACGACCGGCTCATATCGCAAATCGAACACGAACAAACAACGCAAGGTGAAGCAGGAAGATGCCAGGCTGTGGTCAAGAGCATGGGGCATACGCACAACCATAGAAGTGGACGGCCGAGAATACACAGTGCCGATACAGTTGTAATGTCAGAGAAGAGATACAACACCATCGAGCGACACGCCGTGGACTGCTGGGTGTTCATAGCGTTCTTCGTGGGCATGGCCATATTCGCACACATCTAGTTCATTATAACACCAGATAACTCCGCAGTGCCGCGATCAGGGAATAGGCGCAGATAACACGATAAAATACTGCATGGCGGCAATAGATCACGACTCACGCGGCGCGGCGACCACACAGTGGCACGGCCGGGTGTACACACCCCGAGAACCATTCCACAGAGATCCCAGGGAACAGATGCGTGGGCTCAGGGGCGACTTCGCGGTCATGCACTCGGACGACGAGCACGTATGGTTCGCCACAGATTCCTTCAGCACACATCCGCTGTGGTACTACTACGACACGGAGCACATGCACGTGGCATCACGCGGCGACGTTATAAGAGCAGTTAATCCAACCGCCTGGCGGGCACGTGCCAATCACACCTATAGGTGGAACAGGCGCACAGGCACGCTCACACACGAACCACGCAGGCCATTTGACCTCGCACAGCACACCCAGAACTACGACAGGGTGTTCGAGGGCCTGGAGAACGCGGTCAGGGAGAGATTCACGGATGACGCAGTCACGCTGATGGGCAGTGGCTACGACACAGGCGTGATCCTAGCGGCGGCCCAGAGTGTTGGCCTCACGGCGAACACAGTGGTGGCAAAGTTTGGCGAACGCAACAGGACGCTGGCGGACCGCATGCGGATCCATGGTAGCAGGTTCGTCAAGCATGGCACAGTCAATGATCTGGCCGCTGACATTGAGAGGCTCACAGAGATACACTACGGCAGGTTCAACAAGTCCGAGGAGTCACGTGTGCTCTTGGCTGTGTTCCGCAATCACATGGGAGGTGACGGTCCAACGGCCTTTGTCAGTCCTGTGGGTGGTGACGAGTTCCACGCAGATTACGGCTACGATGGCACACCCATAAGAGCAGACAGCAGTTTTGGCGGAAGGTTCCCCAAGGATCTGGGACTGGTATGGCCATGGCATGGCATACTGCAGGAATGGTTGGACAGGGACAACGCACTCGCCTGTTTCTGTGAAGTGCAGAGACGTTACCCGCTGTTGGATCATGACCTGGTGCAGGCATGGTTGAACACCACACACCTGCTGAAGAACAACAGCCACAAGGACTGGATGAAGTGCTACATGAAGGAAAAAGGTTATCCGTTCCAGGAGCCCGACACCAGATATGCGCCATGGAGGAGGGACACAGCGGATCGCGGCCGGGAACTGATGCCGCCACAACGCAATTTCCAAGAGTAATATAACACTTGACCATTTTGTGTTTTCAATGTATTATAACAATATGCCACTTACACCAATAGTGATAGAACAGACATCCAAGGGCGAGAGATCGTATGACATATTCTCTAGACTGCTCAAGGACAGGATAATCATGTTGGAAGGTCCAATAGGAGAGAACACCGCTTCGGTTTTGTGTGCTCAACTGTTGTTCCTGGAATCACAGGATGCCCAGAAGGATATAACACTGTATATCAATTCGCCGGGCGGACTGGTAACGGCAGGCATGGCGATATACGACACCATGCAGTATGTGAGATCGGACATACAAACAATAGTGGTGGGCCAGGCATGTAGCATGGGCTCACTTCTTGCGTCAGCGGGAACCAAAGGCAAGCGATTGATGTTGCCACACGCACGACACATGATACACCAACCACTGGGCGGAGCAAGTGGACAGGCCACAGACGTTGAGATCCGTGCCAATGAACTGCTACGTTGGAAGAAAGAACTGACAGAAATATACGAAAAGACAACAGGACAACCACTGCAGAAGTTAAAAGACGACATGGAACGAGACAAGTTCATGAACGCCGAAGAGGCAGTTGCGTATGGACTTGTGGACAAGGTGATTACCAACAGAGCAGAAGACGACGACCAAGACAACTAGACTGGTAAAAAACGCACTGTAAATATCCAGTGACCTTCGAAAACCTCAACAAGAATCTCAGAAACAGACACACCAGCATAGTAGCGGACGGCAAACGTTTTCACAGTGACATAGAGGCACTGATGCACCTGTCAAAGAAGTTAGGACCACTGTCTGAATTAGAGAATCGAATACCTCGTTACGACAACACACAGTCAAAAACTTTGGGAGAGTATCACAAAGGCCTGGGAGAATATCTTTCCAAGAAAGGTGTTTTGCAATTTGACATACATGGCAAGTTCATGGATACAGATTGGACCACAGAGCCAGAACACGATGTGTCTGTCTATATAGACAGGATGTGCGAGGCCATAGAGCAGAACTATGATGAGATCATGATAAGTTACTCGGGAGGCACAGACAGCAACACAATTACGGACGCCTTCCTCAGGAGGGGCACCAGGAACGTGAAGTTAGTGAACTTTGTCAACACATCTCTACAGATACACGTGGAGGCACGTAAGTGGTTAGCAAAGCACACCAACGATGCCCTCAAATACAAATATGAAAATGCCATACGGAATCTCAATTGGTCTGTGCAGATTTTCGAAGCATGGCAACCGTATTCGGCAAAGCAATACGAGGACAGCATCGCCAACAGAGAGTTCATGGCATGGAACAACGATTACAACAACTTGCATTCCTGGGCACAGAACAGCGGCGAGATCATAGCCACGAGGAACACAGGCAGGCGCACTTGCTGGATAGTGGGATATGAAAAACCACATCTAACAATTGACAATGGATGGTACTGCTTCAGGATGAGTCACGACATCATGGACACTCCTCTGTCACCGGTTGATCCCAATGCAGAACTGATATATTTCTGGATGAATGACCTGGAACCCAACTTGATTAAAAAACTTGCACACTGCAAGGCAAAAGAAATACGCAAAATATTTGCAGAGAACAACACATCACCAAATAAGGAAAACGTTGAGATGATGAATCGTTCTCACTCTGCACACTACCACAGGCTCAACAAAGCAATGGGCATGTCCGCTCTGACAGACTTCCTTGCTACAAACGAGACCAAAGATGGCTACTGGAAACAGCAAGACCTCGAACAGCAATCTCGTGTGTTGCACAAGGAAACTGAGATTAAAAAGACATTAAGAGACAAGTATTTTGATGAAGTAATCAAGAAAGAAATCAATGCCAATCTCTTGGCCATGGAACTGCGTAGGCCCATAAGCATTGTTTCCAAAATAAAGAAAGTCATTGCCGCATGATAGAAACAGCGATTGTATTCATATGTGGAATAGTAAGCGGACTCCTGGCCGGTGTTCTTCCGGGCATAGGCGGTGTGGTTGTAATGACATTGGCTTTCCCTTTCCTGATACAGATAGATCCTGTGAACATATTAATTTTCTACGTCACGATGGCCAGCATAGATCAATACTTTAATGGCATCACAGCAATAGTGTTTGGTGTGCCCGGGGCAAGTATGAACATACCAACACAAATAGAAGGACACACATTGTTCAGACAGGGCAAAGGCAACGATGCAATTATGTTCAGTGCTGTGGGCAGTTGGATATCCAGCATGTTCGCAATCGTTTTAGTGGTCATGCTGTTGCCAGTGCTATGGGGAGTGTACGGTGTGTGGACGTCCTTGATGCAAGGAGTGTTGTTAGGCATAGCCTCGTTGGTTCTTGTGTACGTTAGTAGAAATAAAATTTTACTGAGCACTTTGTTGTTTGTGTTTGGTGGGTTGCTTGGGCAAGTGGGGTACAGTGAAGAGACAGGTAGGTCAGTGATGACCCTAGGTTTTGATCTATTGCATTCTGGAATACCAACACTTGCAGTTTTGGTCAGCCTGTTTGTTGTTCCTGTGTTGCTCAAGAGTTACCGTAAGCAACCTGGTAGTTTTAGTTTTCCAGGTGTGTCCTTTGACGGATACAAGAAAGTGTTTGGCAAAATGAGGAACTACACGTCAACGTTGATCAGGAGTTCGTTCCTAGGTTCGGTTGGCGGATTGATGCCGGGCATGAGTTTTGGATTTAGTAGTTTGTTGGCCTATATAACAGAAAAGTCATTGCGTAAGAAACAAAAATTATACAAGCAAGGAGACTTTCCTAGTCTTATTGCAAGTGAAAGCGCCAACAACGCAGGTGTGTTCACGCAATTGGTACCATTGCTTTTCTTGGGCATTCCCATTACTGCCAGCGAAGCACTGATATACAACATACTCGAGATGAGGGGATTGCCTGTTGACATAGAATGGTTTAAGGGCACCTTTATGCAAGTATTGGTATTTTTCTTTGTGAGCTCAATAATAGGCTTGATACTTGCCGCAAAATATGTTAATCTACTGAAAGTGTTCAACGGCATACCGATTGAAAGAATTTATATCTCTGTGGTTGTGTTGTTGGCAGTTGCCCTGTGGCAAACAGGAGTCACGCAGTACGCAGGATTTAATCATCTGTTGATTGCTGTAATGATGTTGCCACTTGGAGTGTTATTACAAAAACACGATACCACTCCTCTGTTATTTGGCTTTCTGTTGAGTGAGCCATTGATAGACAACTTACAACGAGTGTTTGTGATATATTTTTAGTATGAAAAAACTTTTACTACTTGTAGCATTTTTGTTTTGCACCAACGCAGTTGCAGAAAAGATAGATGTGATAAAACACTCAAAGCCAGGTGGACTCATTGACAGGATGAACGAAGTCATAGCACAGTCACTAGGCGATAATTTTGGAGAGTTCATAAAGGTTGAAAACTGTGTGCAGGCAATAAAGGTGATAGAAAAATCAAAGACTAAAGTGCTAACTGCATGGCCAACAGAAAGAGAAGCCGAGAATAGTCCTTGTAATTTGGATAACAAATTTATTCTATCTACGTTTAGTAATAGTCCCTATCACATAACCTACTTTGAATCAAACACCCAAGCCGCGGACTTGAACTATCTAAAGAGCGGGGAAGAAGTTATAGTTGGTGTTTGGGATAGCAATTTTTGGGCACCACCACAGACAAAATTTTTACAGGCCATTAATCCAAACATCAAAGTTGTGAGATACAAAAGCAAACCATTTAGGACAGCACTCGCAAGTGGTGAGATAGATTACAAGATAGTTTCCTTCCCGGGCAACGATCCAGTGTTGGCCATAATGAACGGAGAGACACTATTACCGGAACACGAGTTTTCAAACATGGGATATTCGATGATGTTTGCAGGTAACTTTGATTACAATGTTCGATATGTGTACGAAAGCAAAGCATGGGAGCAACGCAAAGATGTCACGCACATGCCATGGTTGCAAGGACAGTACAAAGATTACAAAATAAAATATGTGGAGCAAATGTTATCCGCTTTAACAAAAACAAAAGAGTAAAAATATGGACGTAATAAATATCATTAGGTACTGGCATACTGTAAGGAATATAATATGTACAAGACCGATCTAGACAAACAACTTCTCAAACACAACATATCCCCATGGGGAGAAAGCCAGCAGAATTCTTGGCGACTATATAATCTCAACAAGGCCAAGCCTGGATACCATAAGCACGGCAACGTTTGGAAACACTTTGCCAAGCACGGAGTCACAAAAGAAAGACTCACTGATTGGGATATACCAAAAGTTGTTGGAATCAGTAGCACACTAGGACTGCAGGATCAACTTCCAGAATCAAGACCCACATTGAATCACATCCGCGAACTAAACATTTACAGCGATCATGCACCGCATGACATAACAGTCACAAACGATCTTATTGTTAAGCAGACACAGGACTACACGCTCAACAAAGATGTCTACAACTCATTGCAAGACTTCTTGGAACCTTTGGGTTGGGAGAAAGCAAGGTACTCACGTTTCCAGCAGTATCCAAATGAGATGACAAGGGTGCATGTTGATATACACAGACAAATGAGCAACATGCATAACTCTCCAACAGATCCTATACTGTGTGGCGAGGTAAGGATAGGAGTAGTGTTTCTAAATGACTGGGCCTATGGACAAGGATTTGGAATGGGCAAAGACATTGTGCAGAATTGGAAGATGGGAGACTTCTATGAATGGCCGTGGTTCTTTCCACATCACACATTTAATAATTCAAACGTACTTCGTAACTCACTGACTATCATAGCACGTAAAAGATCGTAGTAATGCAAATATTTGATTCTACATACACAGAGGACATGTATCCTTATAGGAATGAATGGCCAGAGGGAGTGTTTGATCACCGCACAAAGAAAAAATATCCAACAACACTAACTGCTCTCTTGGATTGTCAGCACTTTGACGATCTAGAACTATACACAGGGTTCCAGGTAAAACAACCTGTACCGGACAAGTCTTTGGAAGAACTTTACAAAGATCGTATGAGAGCCTTACGTAACAAATATGATTATCTAGAATTGAGTTGGGGTGGCGGACATGACAGCACAATGATACTGAAAGTATCAGAGCAAACAGGTTGCCCACTTGATGTAATTTCAATGCAGTGCTTTGGAGATCCACGTGAAGATGATTCCAGATTTAATTCGGAAATATCAAAAAATTTGCATCATGTGTTATCGTATGTTGAAATGTTTCCACAGACTAAAATTGTGTTCCTTGACATCAATGAAACATATAAGGCAACGGTGGAGCACTATCTTGATAATAAGATGTGGTGTAGGATGACAACAATGGGTATGCTTGATGACATCTGCAGGATCAGTGCAGATAGATTTATTCCACAACGTAATAATAAAAACGGTGCTGTGCTGACAGGCCAAGGATGGAAACCTGTGCTGTACAACAAACACTACGGCACTTGGTCATTGTACCAACAGCAGGACATGGTAAACCAATTGGGCAGTATAAGTTTTCTTGTGCCAACAATTAGGTTCTACGAAACCGCAGAAATTATGATCAAGGTCGGGGATGACATTAGGAAAAAATATAAAACCAGCGATCAAGATTATCTAGACAGAGCAGATGTTTCGCAAAATGCAAATGTATGGATTGGTAATAATGAATGGATACACGAAGAAATCATGTACACAGAATTAAAAGGTGAAATTTTCCATGATGGTAAAGATCCTAAATTCCATATACCATGGCAAGATGAACCGAGGTTCGAATGGTTTTGCAAGAACCAAAATGCCAAAACCATGTACAAAGAATATTTTGAGTGGGTTGAATTCCTTGACAAGAACATACATCCAAGTTGTATGCTCGAGGGTGGGATACTCAAAGGCGGACTCAAGAATGTCAAACCAATGATGATTGACTTCTAACGAAGTGTATTTTATAATTTAGAGTGGAACTAATTTTACTAAACTTATCGGTAATGCTATCTGGGATATTCCTAGGATTGATTGCTGGCGTACTGCCGGGAATTGGTAATGTTGTTACTTTGATTTTGGTTTATCCTTTCATAACAGATTTTGATCTCTTTCAGATAGTTTTGTTCTATATGTGCCTGGCAGGCTCGTCGCAGTACACAGGCAGTGTTGTGGCCACAACCTTGGCAGTGCCAGGAGAGACTTCTAGTCTGCCGGCGGTCACAGAAGGCCATAGAATGTTTTTGTCTGGCAGAGGCAACTATGCAATCAGTAACAGTGCAATGGGAAGTTTTCTTGGTGCGGGTATAGCCTCACTGATAATGATGATATTTCTTCCGGTAGGGGTATATGCTATCTCTAAATTTTACAATACCCATGTGCAGTCTGTAATTCTAATAGGAGTTGCAATATTTTTAGTTGCCACATACGCAGGACAAAAATGGTATCACAACCTTATGCTGTTTGCAATAGGATGGTTCTTGAGTTCTATAGGATTCTCTAAAGAACTTATGCAGTACAACTGGGACTTTTTAATCGACTACCAAAAATTTTATTACCTACATTTTGGATTACCTCTTTATCCTGTGGTGGTTGCATTGTTTGTGTTTCCGATATTCCTCAAAGAGTGGAACTCTCCCAGACCAGATGCAAGTGCATTGGATAAACTTTGGGACAACAAATTTATACAACACGCCAGAGAGTTTTTAAAAAACATAGGATCTAGTATCAGAGGCACGGTCATTGGAAGTCTTTGTGGACTAGTTCCACACATGACCTCTACACTTGCCAGCAACGTTGCCTACATAAGAGAAAGGAATCGTGGAAAGAAGAACGGCACATATGACGAGAATGGTGATATCAAAAGTCTAGTAAGTGCGGAGACGGCCAATAATGCCGCGGGATTGACACAACTTACTCCTCTGTTGCTAATAGGAATTCCTATCACGACAAGTGAAGCCATTGTGTTGAACATAATTGAAAACAACATGCAAATTATAAATTGGGAAACAACTGTGTCTTCTGGTATGTTTGGTACACTTGTAATCTATTTTGTAGTAATGAATGCATTATGTTTGTTGGCGGCCTGGCCCTTTGCCAAGCATCTGCACGTATTGTTTAGGATAAATCAGAAAACCCTATACACATTTACTTTCTTGCTTTTGATGTGTCTGGTATTCTACATGGGCACTATTGTAAATCAACAGATGTACTATGTCGTGGTCACATTGGCCTTACTGCCAATTGGATATCTGTTGCGAAGATGGGATACCTTGATATTAATATTTGCCTTTGTGTTGCAGGGACAGATACAAGGTGCTGTGATAAGATTGGCCCATATCTATAGCGACTGGCTACCATACATATCAAATCTAGGACGTTGGTAATTTGATTGGATAAGTACTGATGTAACGCCGAACATCATTCGACGTCGGGTTTAATGACGCTTGAGAGATTTACATATGCCAGTATCCAATCTCTCTTTACTCGCTTGAGAACGCCTTCCCGTATGCCTCCAGGCTAACTTTCACAAACACACGATTGCAGGATGAAGAACATAACTCCTATTTTCTATTTCCATGTGATCGTGTGTTGACAAAACTTTAATAAAAATGTAAAATTAGTAAAGTTAACTTAAAGGAAAATAAAAATGAAGAAGACAATAATAGCGTTTTTGGTCTCGCTTATGACTTTTGGTATAGCGAACGCAAAAACTATCGATTACCTGGTTACAGGTACCCCGGGTGGAACTGCGTATGATAACGCAGAATTGTTTGTTCCAATTCTTGAAAAAGAAACAGGCTTCAAGTTCAACAAGGTAATAGTTGACAGTGCCGTTGGAGCAACAATATACCTTAAGAAAAGCAAAAACCCAAGCGTATGGATTCAGAACACACTGGATCATGAGTCTGTGGGAAACGAGTTGCAGGCGACTCCTGAATCATGGATTGGTACAGGATGGGGCAGAGCAATGGCTTTCTGTTCTAACGAAGCACTAGACGAAGCAGTTGCAAGGCTCAAAGCCGGCAAAAGACTTACGTTTGCTGTTTCAAACTCTTATGGTCAGCACTTGATCGACCCATTGGTTGATGTCACAGGCACACCAATGAAGTTTGTACCATATGGTTCGTCGGGCAAAAGCCTTAAAGGTTTTGTTGCAGGCGACACAGATATGTTGTTCACTAACATGCCAAAAGCAGTGAGTGGCGTAACGAAGAACGGTATCAGTTGTTGGGCAAACACAGGACCAACAAAGATACTTGATATGGAACCAATGGCAACACTGTTTCCTGAATACAAGTACAATGACATTCAAACGTTCACATACTTGGATTCTGCGAACATGAGTGAGTCAGACGTCGCGACATTGAGGGCGGCATGGCAAAACGTGTTGAAGAACGAAGCAGTTGCAGGACACATCAAGAACAAGAAACTATTCCATCCATCTGTATACGGTGACCTTACACCAACAGAGTGGGCCGCGAAATTAGATAAAGCGGGTAAGAACTGGGTAGGCAAATAATCTAATCATATAGGTGGCCCTAGGGCCACCTATTGAGGAACAACATGACAGTATTGATATGCGGAGCAAATGGATCGATAGGAAGTTTCGTAGCACAGGCAGAAGCAAAAGATCATAAAGTGGTGGGCACATACAGAAAGTATGATGAACACGCAAAAGAATTAGATAAAAATCCAAACATCACACTAGTGCGTAAGAACATGTTCGAGGGTACAGACATGAAGGACGTGGTGGACAAAGCCAGGGAGCAAGGTCCTATAACCAAAGTGTACTGGTTGGTAGGTGAGAGTTGGAACATCGGTTGGGACAAATTAAAATTACAAGACATTCAAAATGCAGTTAGGATGTGTTCGGAACCTTTGGCAAGCCTAATAATTGAATGCAAACCAGAGTTGTCAGATGAAAATAATTTAATGCGGTGGGCAAGTATCTCAGGAATAAGCAGTCTGATATATGCAGGTGGACCTAACAAGCCTGCCACAGGTGGAGCCAAGCACATGGCAGAATTTTATTTTAGATCTGCTAGTGCGTTTTGGACTTGGAAGCAAAACCTTTTTAACAACGTAATACTTGGCAACAGCAGAAGGACAAAGAATTTACACGTTGGATATCATGGTGATGCTCTCAAACAAATCTATAAGAACGATATTCCATTGGGCACAGGAACCCAATCAGAAAACGTTGCCAATGTGTTGTTATGGTTGAACAGCGATGTAAACAAATTCATGACAGGCCAAGATATCGTATTTGATGGTGCAGAAACAATCCGCACAAGGGATAATGTCAAAGACACACCCATGAAGGATCATCCAAAATATTATTAAGCGGCGAATCTAAAGTATTCTGCTTCTTCGTCAGTGAACGGAACTTGATTTTTTGAATAGTCGGCCAGTGGAGCAAGTTCGTTTAAGCACTTGTCTTTGTACCTTTCCCAATACCATCCAGACTCATCCCATTTTTTTTCCTGTTTAGGAAAAGTCAAGTAATCTGCTTCTTCGTCAGTATAGGGCCACATTATTGTATTACCTTCCAATGGTCAGGCCATTGTTCATTAGTTTGTTCATTTACAGTCACGAACTCCGTGTCCGGTGTTTCATCCCAACAACAGTCGTCACGAGAAACACATTTGCTTTCTACATAAACCTTTAGGCTTTTCTTTTTGTCTGCGTACATTGTTTGTTTCCTTTTGTAAATTAATTTTTGTAAATTTACTTATTGTAAACTTATACACAAAACCGTTGAAAATCAAGTCATACGTTGTAAACGGAGTAAATTTTTTGTAAATTTAAATTTACAAAATTTACAAATAGTAAATTAGTTGATGAGTGTTTGTTCTACAGGTATTACAGGATACTTGTCTAGTACCTGTCGTTCTTCCGGATAAGTGTAAGACTCCGGCCATACCCATGTTGTCTGCTCAGGGGTTGATGCCGATAGCAACAACATGAATATGAAAGTTGAAAGCATTATTTCTTCCAGAACATTAGTTTGGTGCTGGCAGATTTTAGATCATCCCATTTCTCGTTGGCGAACCAACCTACAGCAATACCGATGATTATTCCTAGTGTAAAAAACATTTTACTGCTCCTTATTATTCAACAGTTGGTGCAGGTTCGTTTGCGATAAGCATCCATGCAAATATCACTATGACAACAGCAACACCGATCACTGCTTTTTTGTTTTTCTTAACTTCGTCGATAATTTTTTTCATTATGCGTCCTCCTAAAGTTAATCGTATTTATTTGTTGCTTCCACCATATAACAATGTTATAATGTGCGTACATAAATACCATATATGAAAAAAATACTATCAATAATGTTCTTAATAGCAGTTACAGGATGTGCAATACCTAAAAATCCTGAAGTGTTAGTTGGTAAAAAATGTTTAGTGGAAGGTGACAACATCAGTTATTCTTGGGTGTGGATCGCTGAAAAAGGTCTAAGCAATAAACCAACAGCAGAAGCCTGCAACCTACTTCCAAAGAAAGCGAAGTAGTATGTACAAGATACTAATACTGGCTTATCTAATAGGCCAAGATCCTGCATCTACGATGAAGACTTTCCAGATGGAAAGAACCTTCGACACCATGGAACAATGTAAGAAAGAACTATTACTAACAGATCCAGATAGAGGAACTTATGATGTCATGTGGGAGTTTGTAAACGATTTAAACTTCAAATATGACTGGCTTGCGGCCGCGTGTAAAAATGAGGACGGCACAGAGGAATTTGTAATAGAGCCTTCTTATCCAAAAGGAAAACCACAAGAATTACAAGGTTTAGATATTATTCCTGGCGAGAAGATTTAGTTTCTTCCATACTGTCCCATTCTTTATTTGTTTCTTGAACGTCAGTTTTTTTATGTCGTATCTTATCACACTCAGGTGAATTAGGTGCAAACATACATCCGATCATTAGACCTATGCTATCTGCTTTGCTTATTGTGTCCATTACGGTTGGTTGCTTTGGACCTTGATCTGGTAGGTGTTTAGGTGCACATCCACCTAATGCTAGTGTTACCATTACTATAATCAGAATGGCAATAAAAGTTCTCTCATTGAAAAAGTCCATGAAATATTTAACAGTCGGTGTCGTAGAATAATGTTTATTGAAAAGTATCTTTGGTTGCAACCTTACCAGCGTTAGATCCGTTCTTGATCACATAACTCTGTGTGCCGTTACCACCCACGTCAACTTCCTTACGCAAGTTCTTTTTTAGCAAAGCCTCTTTGGCTTTTTTCTGCATTTGCTTTGCGTATGCAAGTATTGAATTAACATCTCTCATATGTGTCCTCCTAACTTTAGTATAAAATATTATTTATGCATTGTCAACATACCTGGCCTGCATTTTAAACATAGTACATAATGTCAAAATAGGCAGATATATAACTGCTCCAGAACAATCATTACCATGCGTGTACGTGCATCTATGTGCGTTTAAAAGGTAGACTAGAACGGGTTTATCGTGTAATATTATTATTAAGATGCCGCTTTAGCTCAGTTGGTAGAGCAACTGATTTGTAATCAGTAGGTCCGCGGTTCGAATCCGTGAAGCGGCACCATGTAAACCAATTATGCCTGAATTACCATTATCACCAAAAAAGTCAATGGCCTTGCATGTGATTGGTGTATTTGGACAATTAAGGTCCCTTCGTCTATCGGTTAGGACACGTGGTTTTCATCCTCGAAAGAGGGGTTCGACTCCCCTAGGGACCGCCACACAATCTCCGGGTAGTTCAGTTGGATAGAATACGAGTTTCCTAAACTTGGGGTCGGGGGTTCGAATCCCTCCCCGGAGGCCAATAATGGACCGGTAGCTCAGTTGGATAGAGCGTGAGTTTGCGGAACTCAAGGCCATAGGTTCGAATCCTGTCCGGTCCACCATTTGCACAATAATTAATTGTGTGCAAAGATTTTATTCAGTCAAGTTAAAAGAAAGAAATGAACAAATACCACCGTTCGTGGCAAAACATCTTTTGAAAAAAGAATCTCCCTTAATAAATTACCTTGCGGAGAACAAGGCACTCAAATTTGTGCATCGAAAAAAAACTGATACCCTTGACTGCTACGGAGAAGAGAAACATCTAATGGTTGGCAAACTAAAGTATCCAGACCTATGGGGTCGCAAGACCAGGATGGGATTTATGGAACTATACATCAACATGCGTATACAACAGCAGATGAGTCTATCCAGAGGTAGCTCATGAGATATGGACATTACTCAGACAATGAACTAAAAACTTTTGCCGACTGGCCCTTCAGGTGCCCAAGTTGGAATCCTATGCCGGATGGCAAGAAGAATGTGGTTGTTTTGGGTTGTAGCCACACCTGGGGTGTTGGACTGGAGGAGAACGAAACATGGGTGCATCTAATCAGTAAGCACAACAATAAACGTCTGCGATTCTGGAACCTAGGACAACCTGGTGCCAGTCCCGAAGCGTGTGTTCGCATATTGTACGCCTCCGAAAAGGTTATCAATCCAAAAATAATAATTGTGTGTTGGCCTGAGATTAGCAGGCGCGAAAGGCTTGAAACAAACGCACCTCGCAACCTTACAGGATCTGATGAAAGACTGCGTCACGAGGACAACGAGACTGATATCAATAATTTTCTTAAATCGGTATTTTTTCTTGAAAAGTTTGCAGAGAAAAACGGTTGCAAGACATTTCATTGTTTTGCCCATGACACTGTTGATTTAAAAAAACATAATCCAGAACTTAATATTATCCAGGACTATTCATTGAGAAACTGTTGGCCACACTGGGATAAATTCACAGCGAGAGAACTTCATACAGAACCTTCGCGAGCAAGGGATGGTATACATTTTGGTGTTGACAATCACAGGCGTTTTGCAAATATAATTATAGAACGTCTTGGTCAGAAGTTAAAGTAATCATTTATATCTATCTTACGTAACCAATCCTGCTTTTTAATAAACAGATTCAATTGCTCATCGTTTTCCTTGCCCACAGCGATTACTTTTGCAATGTCCTTACACACCTTATAAGAAGAGTTTCCTAGTTTTTCTTTTGCGGATAAGGTGAATCGATTTTTGTGTGTGGGATCATAGACTTCCGGATCATTTAGGAATGCCCACGAATGTTCTAGATTGTGTTCAGTCACAAAGTCGAGTATCCTTGGTAAGTTCCCCACATTGATACTGCTTACAGTGGTCCAGGTGTTTAGTCTTAAAAGCGGAAATCTTTTTTGCAACTCTTTGTATGCTATTACGCTTTTGCTAAACTGTTTCCATTTGATAGGCCACCTTACATAATCGTGGACATCTTCGACGCCGTCAAGACTCAAAGTCACTATCACCATGATTCTTTTGCTTAAGATTGTTTCAAGTTCGGGAATCATACGCGAACCGTTCGTGTTCATTCTCACTATCCTAACGTTTTTTGGCAGGCGTCCCAATATTTTTTTATAGTTCTTGCTGGCAGTTGGCTCTCCTCCATTTACATCGATCTCTAAAATTCTGTTTAGTGGCAACTCCCAAAATTTTACATAGTTGTCAACACGTGGATAATCTTTGGATCCCAGGCTTCCGATTTTAGTACTTAGACCTGAATTGCATGTTTGACAAGCACTGTTGCATACATTGTCAAGTACACCGCCAACAACAAGGTAGTCGTCCCTAAAAGGTTGTAGCACCTTGTGCCTTTGAATACTTTTGAGACGTATACTTTCCTGATTTATTTCTTCGGACTGTTTACATCTTACGCATTCGTCTGGCCACTGATCGTTTTCCATTTTGTTTTTGATATCTCTCAACCATTTGCTTTTGTCAAGTTGTTCAACTGATTCGAATCCCATTTTAGTATCCATGTGGCCGCACTTTCCCACAGTGCCGTTTCGATTCAATCTTACAAAGTGTTTTAATCTAGGACAATACATTTTTAACCTTATTTAAAACTTCTTTGATGTTGTAAGTGCTGTTGCACATTGATAACAATACGTTATCCTCCTTGCCATAATCCTTTAAGGTTCTCACAGGTTTTTTGTTTGGTGTTTCGTTCTTGCGGCTGTGTGGTATAGCACTCATGGGTAACAACTGTATGTCACCGTCATAGAATTTACTGAGATGCATTATCCAAAAATATTGAGGTAGCCAATGCTTGTCTACTAGTTTGTCATTTTCGATTTGCCTTACAATGTCATCATTTTCGATATTGTTCAGTTGTGAATATTTGTTGATGCCCCCACGCCAACGGAGCAATGGATCTCTTATGAAAACATTAATTTTTTCACACTGTTTAATTTCGTCATTATACAGGCTTTGTTCTTTAACCTTTTGAAAGCCGTTCCATCCACACTTGAATATCGGGTATATCCATTGTCCTTTGTACAGAATGACCTCGCAACTGTCGGTAAAAATTTTAGTCAAGTTCATGTAAATCCAACTCCATAAAAAGATCATGGAAAACATTTTTTGAATCTAGTTTCCTTCTTTGGTCCATTTTTCCTATGTTGTAATAAAAGCCTTTCATGTTTTTTTGCCATTGTGTGTCCGTGTAATATTTCAACAAGTTTTGATAACTGTTTTTCAAATAGCCTTGGGGGTTGCCATCTAATTTCTCCTGCAATTTTTCTTTTATGCTATCCAACATCTTCTCTGGTAGATTCATTATATTCAGCCATGACGGTCCAGACACAGGACCAATTATGAAACTGTTGTCATGGAATCCTTTCGACTGCAGGAAATCAACGCAGTCATGAATGCTTTTGTAATTAAGAATAAAGTGAAGCATATTGAAACTAATTTTATGTTTCAATGTTGTGAGCACATCTAGATTTTTTGTGAAGTCGCTCCACTTACCTAGATGCCTTATGTATTCGTATTCTTTTTCAATTGCTTCTATGCTAACAGTCCAATGAACGTTCTCGAAGTCGCAAAGCAGTTCGAAGATACCGGTCTGTGTTGTACTTAGATTTGTGTTCACTCTTACAGTGCATTCCGGATTTTTCTCTTTTAATAATTTTAAGAACTCAAAATTTTCTTTCATTAACATTGGTTCGCCGCCTGCTAGATAAACATTTTCTAAATTTTCTATGTTCTCAAAAACAAATTGTTTTACCTCGTCTCTTGCTTCTTTGTTTGATTTTACCTTTACACCCAACTCCTGAGCCCATTTGCTACTGTACTCTGGCATACAATAAACACACGCCTGGTTGCATGAATTTGTCCATCGCAGGTCAACATGTTTCAATGTGAAATTTTTTACGTCATCAAAAGTTTTAAGGTCTGTGTTGGGAACAATTCCTTTCAAATAGTACAACCTACTACTGATACTACTCAAATCATTTGTATTCTTTTCTTGGTGATAACAACCTTGGCAGTTGCTGGGTTTTTGATCTTGCAACATAGCCTTTTTCAAATTGACATTTTGGTCACCCGACATTATGTCCTTGATGTTTGCAGTGTTTATGTTGCCTAGGGTGTTTTTGGCAATTATGCAATTTTTAACTCCACCGTTGGGTTCGAGTTCGAATCCTGTCCAAGGCAGAGCACATATACTTTTGTTCTTCAAAAATGTTTTTGGATTCATTACAGTGTGCCTTGCTCACTTAAAACTTGTTTGACATATTGTTCAGCCGGGATACTATCGTCGCTACTGAATGACTGCGTGGCAATATTTCCCGGACGTATCAAATTCATTTTGATATTGCTCGGTTGCATCTGCAGTTGTCTGTGGGCATGTTCCAGTGCCATCTTTTGATTCTTGTACTGCATTGACTCTCTCATCGTAAGACCTTTGATATCTATGTCTTCGGTTTGTTTGCACAACTGTGTTGAAATGTTCCATATGTAGTGTACATCCTTGTAGGGTTGCCATCTGTGCCACACTTCGAACAACAGTTCAGTCTGTGCGTACATGCTGACAGCGTTGTTGATGAAAAGGTCACATGGTTCTATTAGTGACGCGGTGTGTGCCACACGCCTGATGTTCTCACCATCACTCCTTGAGATGCCTACTATTTCATGACCTTGTGCGGCCAGTTGTTTCGCAAACTCTTGGCCTATGCCTTTCTTGTGTCCAGTAATTGCTATTTTCATACGCACTGGTATTTAAATAGGTGCAATGAAGTCTTATCACATACTGAACTGTGACACGCAACAGAAGATCGCGGACAGCCTATACGGCTATTACGTTGGCATAACAGCCAACAAGACCGTTACCGATTTCTGGAATCATCTCACAAGGGAGCAGATAAAACAGTATATGTTGATACCCAACAATCCAACGGTCAAATGGTTTGACAGCATGGGGCTCAAAGTCAGAGACATGAGTTTCACCCTGTACAACGAAACAGTCAAGACCGACATACACAAAGACCAACCACCTGTCGTGGCAAAGATTAACTTCCCGGTGTTGAACACAAAGGACACCTATAATGTTTGGTTCGACGATGACAGGAATGAAATAGACAGAGTTGAGTGTGATAGGCCCATTGTGTTGCGTTCCGACATCTTGCACACAGTTGAGATAGGAAAGTCAGCGTCGTTTCCGAGACTGCAATTTAGTTTTTGTTTTTATAACGAACCGCTTCAGTTATTAGCGTAGGACACTCGATAAATCTATCATTGCGTTTGTTTATGCGTGACACCACGTGTGCCAACTGCTCCTGATATTCCGGCGTGTGCCAGATGTTCTGTGAGTCAAAGTCAGAGATGGTTCCCCAGTCCTCTATCCTGTTGAGCCACACCCTGTCTGCACCGAACTGTTCGCCCAGGTCAATTATGGTCTCCATCTCATGATAGTTGTCCTTCTGCACAACAAAATGCAATATGAATCTGAAACCGTGTTTCTGTTTTTGTTCCGCCATGCATTCCAGTCCCTCCAGTATCTTGTCCCATTTGCCTCCCAGTCGGAGTTTCTCGTATGTTTCCTTGGAGGCCCCGTCTATGCTGACGCCAAGTTCGTTGAGATTTTCGATGACGTTGGGAACCTTGTTATGGAACTCCTTGAACATCAATCCGTTTGTCAGTATGGAATATTTGATGTTGTTGGTCCTGGGTGTCTGGCTCATGAAGTGCCTGTACACGTGTGACGCAAATGGATCTCCGTCGGAGCCTATGTGCACCTGTATGGGGTGCTTGTGGTCCCACAGCCATTCGTTGATCCTGTCCGCCAGTCTGATTCCGAGATTGAACGCAGAACCCTCCTTGTGGAATATCATGGACTTCCTGCAACTCGGACATCGCAGATTGCAACTGTCATCTATCGCCAGTCTGAGATGCTGTATGCGTTCCGGCTGGCCATGCAACACAGCATTCGACTTGATGTAGGAGCACTGCTTGGCGTTGCAGTACCTGTAGGTGCCGTCCGCGATTGATCCTTGCAGGTGTTGGCGCATGGGCGAGCCAAATATCTCCTCCAGCGATTTGACCTGCAGGTTGCCTATGCTCTGTGGCAACCATGACTGGCACTCACAGGCGTAGCACGATCCCTGCTTGTCGATCAGCACAGTGTCATATGGTCTGGGACACCTGTTCTGTATCTTGAGGTCCTTGCTGGTGTCTATGCCGTAGTGTTGGAACAGTCGTTGGTTTATCATCTGTCGGGATCGGTGATCATGTCCAGCGTCAGTGGCTTGTCCTCGTTGGTCGCCGGCTTGGGCATCTGTTGGGCCTTCTTGCTACGCCTTCGCTGTTCGCGTTCCTGTTGCTTCTGCAGTTTCTTGGCACCCCTGGTGCTCTTGTAGTCGTAGTGTATGCCCATGATCTTTCTCCCATTGCTGTGCGTAATTATCATGTGTGACCGGGGTGGCACAAATGTTTTTGGTAAATTAAGTGCGTACTAAAGGTTGCATTTTAGGTAAATATGTCTTACAATCCAGAGCGGTCACGAGGCCTGTGATCGCATTAATCATATAGCAAAGGAAACAACAACCTATGAAAATGACTAAGAAGAAACTGGGTATAGGTGTGGCGGTAATAGTCGCACTTGGTATCCTATGGTCTGTGCTTAAACCTGCACCGGCTGAGGCGGCAGAAGTGGATTTCACTTTTGGTGCTGAAAGAAAACTGGAAGCGGAAACAAACGCCATGTACTTGGACTCACACATCAAACTGTGGGACACAGGCATCGGCGCCACTTCTGGTGTGAACTACACAGTGGATGACAACATGGACGCCACGTTTGATTCTTTCGAATTGGATTTCGACAAGAGCCTTACAGAAAGCGCCTCAATCTACGTGAACAACGATTTCGACGTTAATCTCGACCACACAGAGACTACGATCGGTTTCAAGTTCAAGTTCTAGTTTAAGCAACGTCAAGGCGGTCGAGCTCAAGGATGCAAGACCGTCTTTACGCTTTTTTACGCTCCGCGTAATTTTCTCGTAAACGCTTATTTGGTAATTTTACGCTTTCGCTTCGCTGATTGATTTACGCAACTTGGTAATATCGGAATCAAAGTTGTTCTTCATCAACTTATCGTACACCCATTTGTCTCTGTTGAAAAGTCCAGGCTTACGTAGCCTTGCTCCAGTAGTGTCTTTGATCTTGGCACATTTGATAACCAAATCTTTTAGATATATGAATCTGTCAATTGCTTTGCACAGTTCTCCTGTGTATTCATCTATGTTCCAATGGAAGAATGCAGGATTCCAATGGTAGCCTAATGCCTCTGCCCATTCCTTTGTTACAAATGGTTGTGTGCACCTGCCATGGGTGTGCGAACCTCTGTCGTCGTAGGCGGCTATTACAAATATTCCATCTGGATACTTTTCTTTGCATTCCTTGATTTTTTTGTCCCACCTTTTTGTTTTGAATGTTACTTCGTCACCCGCCAACATATAAAAATCTGCTTTTGTGCTTTCTGCTATCAAGTTCCAACTGTAGACAGGACTTTGATCAGGACCTACAATGTATTGTACTGAATCGCCGTAAATCGTTTGCATTTTTTTTAGTTGCTTTGTGTAACTTTTTAGATCTGGGTCGTCGTCATTAATGTAGTATTTTACAATAACATTTTTCTTATTGTCAGCATGATCCAGTATAGAAGAAACAGTGCCTTGTATCAGCGTTGGACGGCCTCGAGATGGAATACAAATGCAGATCATATTTTAAGCACTGCTTCTATCATACTTGAAAAACCAGTTTCTCTTTCTTTTGGTGTCATGACTTTGTCTGTGTGTTCGAAGTGGTCCGACACAGTGTTGACCGATAATGCCTTCTTGTTATACTCTGCGGCTAGTGTGTACAAAATGTATGTTTCCATTTCAACTGCTAGTGTTCCATATGTTTGTAATTCTCTCCACCAGTGTTCATTAGGCTGATAAAAATAATCGTTTGATACTATACTGCCAACGTGTGCTAGTGGACAATGTGTCAAAAAACTTTGTAGCAACTGATGATCAACACTGGGACTGATTTGGAAACCGGCTACTAATTGTTTGCCCATTGCACTATCAGTACTTGCTGTCGTTGCCGCAACAATATCTCCTACCTGTACATGTTTTGCTATCCCACCGCAACTTCCTACTCTTATAATTTTTTCAACTTCGTAGAATTTGAAAAGTTCTGTAATGTATATTGCGTTGCTTGGCATACCCATGCCACCTGCTTGAACAGATATTCTTTTTCCATTATAGGTACCAGTATATCCTAGGCAATTCCTCACACTGTTTACTTGCACAGGTTGGTCAAAAAATGTTTCTGCAATCCATTTTGCTCTTAAAGGATCTCCTGGCAATAGGACTGTGTCTGCGTAGTCTCCGGGTTTGGCCTCAATGTGTGGCGTCATAAATTTCCTTCCAACTGCTTATCCTTCTACCTGTGTATTCTCGATTGTACGGCCAATCCATGATATAAGTTTTCAGTCCCATTTGGTCGCCGTCTTTTGCGTAGTCTATCCTGTCCTCTATCCAAATAAGATTGCTATCTTTATATTTCTCTAACACACCTTTTTTAGATTCGGTGAATTCTCCTGAGCAATAGATGTTGTCAAATACATCTCCAAATAAATGTTGCAGATTAATTCTACGTAATCGGTGAGCGTATTTGTCTTTGCCTATCATTGTAATAACATCGAACCGCCAACCTTCATTTGCAAGTTTCGTAACATACTCCACACTGTCTTTGTAAGCGGGTATGAAACCCAAAGCACCGGTCTGGTTAAACATATTGATCTGATCAAATGCTTCTTTTTCATCTATACCATATCTTTTTGCCTGTGAAAAGAAATGATCTGTATTTGGCAAACGGAAGTAACCTTGCTCTCTCATCCACACATCAAATGCAAACGCCCAATCAAGTAGGACGCCATCACAATCAGTTATTATTTTCTTCATTGAGTAACATCCTTCTTATTTCTTTCCATGTACCTAAGTCTCTGTAATCCTGCACAGGAATGCCTTTTGATTTGTAAATTGGTGTGTCCTTTATTTCTTCCTGGTTTACTTTTTGCCTTAATGTTGACTTCTCCATGAATGAGATACATTGATTAAATGTTCTTCTTCTAAATGCAAACGCACACCAGAACGCATTAAATTTTTGGAGTCCATCCTGTGGCTTATCTTCATATGCTGTGATGAGGTCGTCCTCATTAACTGCTAATGCACCTTTAGTTTTCAATACTTCGGGATCTTTTTCTTTTTTATATAAGAATGTAAATCCTGTTTCCGTCAATGACGAATTAGTTAAATCGTATAAATCAGAACTAGGCGCTAACGTCATTATTGTATCAGGTAATAATACTAAATTGTGTTCTCCAAATAAATGACTTGCACTCTTGATGGCGCCTGTGTATTCGTGTTCGTTTGGATTTTGATATGTGAAAGTGATGTTGTATCTGTCTTTGTACTTTGATAGGTACGACAATAGTTCTGGTTTATTCTCGTTTATGATTACAACAAACTCTACATTTTTTCGACCGTAGTCTCTGAAAAAGTTAAACGAATGATCAATTAATGCTTCTTCGTTGTTAAGTCGTAATATCTCTTTCGGATACGGCAGGTTCAATCTTGTTCCCTTACCGGCCGCAGGTAATATTACTGTTAGGTTGCTCATGCTAGTATTATACTAGTTATTGACGTATTTTTCTAGCCTGAATCCTTTGGAGTCGTAGCACTCCACGTAGTCTGAATTATTCGAATGTCTTATGGTGCCTTGTCCCCATATTACATCATGATCACTGTATGCAAATGCTTTCTTTATTGTTACATCAATGTATTGTCCATTACCAACACCTAGTGTTAGAAAAGTTACGTATCTACCTTTGTCACCTCGAAACACCCTACCGTTGGCAATCATTCCTGCAAACTCCACTTTGTCGAGATAAAGTTCTTTCACATACATGCCAGGCATGAAGTCCTTGTGACTCCACCAACCATATTTTCTATATTGAAACTCAGGAGTGTCCCACTTGTCGGACTTGCTAGGTGTAACAACTTCTATGCCAACACGTTTTGCTTCTGTTCTGTACACCCAACGTTTGTAGGATCCTTGACAGTGTTTTAAACATGACTTCCAAAACTTTTCCGGATTGTGTGCTTTCTGGTATGCCAGTGCCCATATCAGTCTACCTAGATTCACAGCGTGGGCTCTACAAAGTCCAAAGCCAGACAAGGATTGTAACATTGCGATAATTTCGTCCTTGCGTGGATGATTTCCTAGTCTCGAAATGAACTCCATTATTTTTTCTTCATTCTTTTTGGCAAACGCTCTGCGATACATGTCTGCTTCGTATTTGTCTATGTCCAGAACTTCTGATATTCTATCTATGGCATCGTCCTCGTACACTATTGTGTCACTCATACGTTCCTTGCTCCAGTCATGAAACATAGTTGCTTTCTTTCTTCCTGATATTGCCACGGGCCTTATCAGTGCTGTTCCGAATACACAGTCTTTTCTACTTTTTGGTTGTATCGCTCTGAACAGTCTCCTCATGGCAGGACTTTCCGCTTGGGTCACTCCCAACACATCTCCTCTGCACAAAAGTTCCGAAGTAGCGGAGTCCTCTTCTGGATAGTCCGTGAGTTTCATTGTTGGATCTATTTCTATGAGTTGCGACAAACCACGATTGGCTAAAATATCCACCTTTAGGTGTTCCAGGTCCTCCACTTCGTTTTTGTCTAGTAGTATTTGATTTTCTGCCGTGAACAGGCTTTTTGGTAATTGTCTTTGAAACATCAGTATTCCTCCGCAGTGTTTTGATATGCATCTCTTCTTGCCTTTCAATTTGTTTTCGATTCTTTTGGCTTCTTTGGTGTCGATGCCTAGCGAATCATATGTGAACCTGCGGGGTAGGTTACCCTTGACTCCAAGTCTTTTGGCCGCTTCACGCCTTGCTGATTTATCTTGATAGAGCACGTAGTTAGATATCCTAGCACTGCGTCCGGGCCATTTCTTGAATATCCTCTTCATGACTTCTTCCTGTTGATGATGGGGGAAATCAATATCAACATCAGGAAGGTCATCTCTGTTAGGGTTGAGGAATCTTGCCACGGGTATGTCCCACTCCACTGGGTCCACATCTGTTATGCCCAGAAGATAACAGACCAATGACGAACCAGCACTACCACGTGTCATGTGTGGTATGTCTCTTGTCATTGCAATGATATCACATATTTGGATGAAGTAATCTACGAAACGTAGTTTAAGGATGATTTGAGTTTCCTCGGCGAGCCTTTGCGTGTATTCTTCTGTGCCTGGACATTGCCTAATGAATCTATCGTACAGCCTTGTTATGTCGTTTAGTTCTTTGTCTTTCATTTGCCTATGCTTTTATGTTTGCCTGTTATTGCCTTGAGCAAATATATTTATCTACGTATATTATTATGACTGTAAATTTTGGCGAAGTTTACTTTTAGGAATATTGATATCTCTCTTGTCACATGCGGCACTCAACACACAAGGATCACAGACCGGAGATCTTGACTTGCAAACTTTCTTGGCATGTGTGATCAACCACATGTGAGCACCGTATTTGTACTTGCTTGGTGTTGTATTGTTCACTGTAATTGATGCCTTACCTTCGTCCAAATTATCTACCCAACCCAAACGCCATAGCATTCTAAAGACGTGGGTGTCTACTGCTATGTGCGGTTCACCAAATACAAATCTCATCACGATGTCTGAACTTTTTCTTCCAACTCCGGGCAGTGTCATTAATTCTTTTTGTGTCCTTGGTACTTGCCCGTTAAAATTCTCTAATAACATTTTACTTGTGGCAAGGATGTTTTTGCTTTTAGCATTGAATAATCCTGCAGGTTTGATTGCTTCAATAATTTCTTCTTGTGATAATTTTATCATCTCTTCTGGTGTATCCGCTAACGCAAACAGTTGATTACATGCTATTGCTGTTCTCTTGTCTTGACTTTGTGCAGACAACATCACACCTATCAAACTTGTATAGGCCTTGGAATATATTTTTGCTTTAGGTTTACGATTTGAATAGTGCGGATATAGAGAACTTAACTTCTCGTAAATGTATTCGATGTCATTACTGTTCTTCATCTGAGTGCAGTTCGTTTAGAAGTTGTCTCAGTTTGCCGCCCTCAACGGTGGCTTTTACTTTACCAATAGTGTCGCCCTTGCGTGGATCCGGTATCTCTGGTCTTGCATCTTTTGGAGTGTCATTACCCGTAACTTTTGATGTCTTTTTAAGATTATCGTAAATTGTACTTCTCTGTTTGTCAAACTGTTTGTATTCCGGATCGTCTGCCAAGTCTCTAATACGCAAACTATCCACATCAAATTCTAAATCTACTTTTTGTCCTACACCAGAACTTGATCTAGTCTTCATGAACTGTATCTGATATCTGCCACGTTCTTTCATTGCTCTACTTGTGAATATACCTATCACGTTGTCTGCTGTCTGTATCTTGGATAGTCCACCCGATATGTGAGAGTGATCAAACTCTATCTCTTCAACACTGGCTCTGTTCAACTGTGATGCAGTTGCCAACACACACTGTTTCTCAACAACCAAGTTTCTCAATTCTTCAGATACGTATTTGTCTTTTATGAATAAGTCTGCCGGCGATATTCTTTTGCTTTTTGGCATCATGAGATCCAAATAGTCAATCAGTATACAGTCTATTTTTTTCTTGTTTTTAAGTTCTAGTTCTTTAAGATAAGTTCTAACATCTAGCACATTGCTTCCACTAGGCAAGTATTTGATCTGTAAAGTTCCTGACTTCTTGGCCAGCATCTTCACTTTCATTTCCACGTTGTCAATCTCCGGAAACACTTTCTTTGTTGGAATGTTTGTCATCATTGCATCCAATCTCATTGCCGTAAGTTGTTCACTTAATTCAAAAGATATGTAACAAACGTTCAGACCAGCCTGTGCCCAGTTCACTGCAAGATTCTGCAAGAACAAACTCTTACCTGCGCCTGATCCACCTGCAAAGATGTTTAGTTCTCCACGGTTGAAACCGCCAAACAGTTTCTTGTCTAAGTTCGCCCAGCCTGTGCTGATCTGTCCGTTGTTTGCCTTGAGTGCCTCTAGTCTTCCTTTCGGATCCTCAAAGTAGTCTGTACCAAGATCACGTGTCAGTCCTACATTGACTGCTTCCTTGACCATGTCCTCTACAGGAGCATAGTCACCCTTCTCTAGCAAGTCTGCCGATTGTAGTATTGCATGTTCTAGTGCCTTGTGTCTTGAAAATGTTTCAAATTCATCTAACAGCCAATTGAAATGGCTTGGGTCTAAATCTTTTGCTGATTTTAATTTTATATCATGTTTTGCATTTACCTGTTCTACGTCGGGCATTACTTTGTATTCGTCCATGTAGTCTTTTACAAACTTTGCAATAGGTTGTAGTTTACGGTCAAACGATTCAGGTTTGAATATGTTCTGTGCCCTTGCAAACGACTCGGCGTCCGCCAATAGCATTTCTATATAAAGTTTTTGTACATCAAATGTGTATTCAGCCATACATCTTTCTCTTTAAATCTATCTTCAGTTTACTTCGTTCTGTTGTTTTCAATATTGATTGTATAGTAAACAACCTGCCATATTTTAACACAGCATCCGCCACATCGCCAACCGTTTTGTCCCATTCTGGAAAAGCAACACTCCATCCAAATTCTATTGCTTGGTTAATCAGTTTTTCTCCCGGAGCATCTCTGTCTGGCACCACAATTACTTGTCTGCCTAATGCATCTATTAACTCTCTTTGTGTTTCATTTATCTCCGATCCTAGTATGCTTACACCAGAAACGGTTATTGCATCAAATGGACCTTCAGTAACTATTACAAACTTTCTTGTCCAGTCCTGTGCATCCATGTTAAACACATATCCTGGTTGCACGTCCGTGTAATATTTTACTTTGTCAGATTGATCAAATATCCTTCCTGTAAAGCCAACGATATCACCACGCCAGTAAAATGGAATCAATAATCTTCGATCAACGTCCCAATGCCTGTCAGACGAATACATGAAGTCATACCAATCAGCACCTATGCCTCTTCCTGCTAGATAGTTTAATAAATTATCAATTTTGGTTTGTTGCTCTTTAGTCATTGTTCCTACTGTGTACTCTTCCAACCATTCGCCAAGTGATCTTGTTTGTTTTGGCAAGTCTTTTTTCTTGAATGTGACAAATTTTTTCTTTTCGTATTTGACGTCACCTTCTTCTTCACGCATGGCTTCTATTGCTAATTTACGTATTGTGTCATCGGGTATGCCAATGTATCCCATGAACTGTCTCATCTTGTATGTAAGTTTTCTTCCTATCACATAACTTGCTTTGTACCCACAGTTGAAACAGTGATAACTGACAGTACCATCTGCACTTGTCATTATTCCACCACGCTTTTTCTTGTCTGCAGTTTCACCGTTGTGTACACAACAAGGTGCATTGAATGAGATCCATCCAGAAGGAGTTTTTTTCCTACCCGCAGGCAGGCTCGTCAGAATAGTAGATTGGATCAGGTTCATACCCTATATTTTACTGTCTATAAAGGATTTTGTCAATCTTTCCAGTGTTGTCTGGAGCCATGGAACTTCCATTGTCCCAACAGAATCTTACCGAATGGTAAACACCGGTAAAGTTGTAATTCGCAACTTTGGTTTCAGGTAATTCAAAAGTCACAGTGCTTCCAGACTCGCCTTCTAAGGTAATATCAAAATAGTCTGATGTTTCTGGATCGCTGGACATAGTTCCTTGGACTTTGAACGAACCTGCAAAGTCTTTAAGGTAAACAGCAATCGTGTGTAATGCTTTGTTATTGTTGATTCCAGGTTTGCCATCTATTGCACCTGAAGTAAATTCTAGTGGACCGCCCGAAGCAGTGAAACTTGATATTTCTGTGCTTGGAATATGTTCAGGGTAAGCACCATCCAAAATCTCTATTGTGCCTGCAGATGCGTAACCTGTGTCTGCGTATGTGACTTCTCTGCTTCCATCTGATTTTACTTCACGCACTGCAAAGTTGTAAAATTTAGCATCTAGTGGTAACAAGTCGCCTTCTGTGATAGTGCAACTAGCATCACCCTTTGTGCTCACAGTAGAGCCATCGTCTAGTATTGTTAGAGTTTTGGTGATTACGGATTTTTTGGACTCCGTATCAATCACATTCAACTCATAAGTCTTAGAAGTGATATCTTGGGCCTTTTGATCCTCGTTTTTGAACGTGAATGTAAGGGGATTACTGACCCCTCTGTGTATAGTCAATCGTCTATCGTACACTTCTGAGTTCCTCCCGTGAAAACCATTTACGTAGGATATTACCAACTGTGATAGTAAATACCTTGATACTGTTTGCATAATACATATTTAACAGTATTTATAGATAGAGCATGAACGAAATTTTTAAGACTTTAAGGGATAAATTTCCATTTTTGAGCCTCATTAGAAAGGGCGATTTGGAATATGTTGGTATTGTACAAAATCAAGACGCCAACGTTATCAGTTTTTACGACTATGGTAGACTTATGCTACCGCAGGATAAAATGAAATATCTCAAATGTGGGGAAACTTGGTGGCACGAGTCTAATCGCAAATTACCAATTAACATTTTCCTTAAGGGCGAGTTCCGTTATTTCCGTTCAACGTTGGTAACTCTTAATGCAAAAGATATCGAAATCGTGCATGGACCAACAGTTAAACTTTCGGAAATTTCTAAGAAACGGGTAAAGCGGAAAACAATCCAACTAGTTAGAAGACCTATCTAATTTTTTTTCTCAGGAAGTATAGAACCTGTTGTAATATAGTGTAATGTTAAAGGACTATCTGGCTGATAGCCATATGGGTCTTTTTTTGAAGCGGAGTTTCTTTTAGTACGTTTTTTGGATTTTTTCTTTTTATATTTTTGATGGTGCATCAAAACTATATTTAGCTCTGCTGATTAAATTCATCTGCACAACAATGGCCTGTGCATATGCCACAGCGTGTGACTTCTTGAAAAAATATGATCCGTCTGCAGGACGTACCCATACTTCGTTTGTTATATCCTTCCACTCCTTGTGCATCAAGTGTCGCTTGGCTGGTCTTATTATTGCTAGTACAGCCGCAAGTTGTTCAATAGTTCGAGGGCGTAGTGTCGACACAATACTGAAGTGCCCGTTAAGGTGGAAAAGTTTTTCAACTATCTTTTGATCTTCCAACATATCCCAGTCAGGTTCTTGTATCATCAATTCAACTAGTTCTTGTTCTGATTTGACTTCTTTGTATATGTTTACATTCAACATGTCTATTTTAAAATATTTTCTTTCTTCCGCTTCCTTGTAATCTAGAGAACTGTGTCCTGTCACAGGATGCTCTGGACAAGCATGGAAATAAACTCCTGTCTTATGTTTTTCCATTTTGTCGTCCTTTATTATTGTAGCAGGTGTGTGCTTGAAAAGTTTCAGCACTCCATCTCTATCGTAAAAATCTATATCTACATCAGGCATTAGTGTACACTTCCTTTTTTCTTTTCAGTATATTTTATAAAATGTTCTTTGCTACCAGGATCTAGAACGTCAACGACGTCTAGTAATTTTCTGTAACCTTCTGTGTTAAGATAATCCTTATTCATATCGGGCATAATCACTCTACCGATCGATCCATCCTCCTTGATAACCACAGCACAATCTCCTTCCTCGAATTTAAGATCATCAGTAATTTCTAATTTTATCTTAGACAATTTTGGCCTCCTTTGCTGTGTCCTGCACCAGCATATGATCAGCAGGATAACTTTTCAATTTGCTTGGCCAGAAACTTGGGTTTATAAATCTTTCTATCATTTGTAATTGTTCGTCGTTAAATGATTTTAACATCCTTTTGCCTGCGTTGCAACCTAGCAACAACCACGGACTTATCTTTCCTTGCTGTATGTGTGCAACTGCTCTATTTGTATTCACAAGCCTGAAGTAGTCTGACCACTGTGCATTTTGTTCGTTTGCCCAATCCATCATTGTTGCTATACTTCTTTGCAGTGCGGCCTCCACTGGTTCCGTCTTGAGTGTGTCTATTAGATATGCTTCGTATAAATCGTCTCTTGCCCAGTGGTCCAATTTAATTTTTGATTGTAAAACATAATCAATATATTTTTCTGGATATATTGGGTTGATGTGCATGATATATCTACCAAATTTTACGAATGCGTTATAGTAAGCACTTTTACAAAAGTCGTCGTATGTTTTTACTTTCGCATTGTGTTGATGTATTTGATAGAATCTTTGGAATACCATAAATGCGTTGACCACCCATTTTTCATCGCGTTGTAGATATCTACGCTTTGGTTCACATAGGTGTACTTGCAAGGTTCTTGCCTTTGCAAATTCCTTGCCACAGTAGGTACATTTATTTTGATTCGATGCCATGTGCTTCTATTAATTCCTCAAGTTCTTTATCTGAGATAATTTTGTCTAACACTTCTAAGTCTGCTTCTTTCCAGTTTGGATAAATTTGTTGCAACTGCTTCAGACTTTTATTTGGAACACGCTTCATTGGTTTGATCCATGGATGGAACTGTTGCTGAAGCGATCCACACATTGCCGTGAGTATCCATAGAAGTTTTTTGTGTTTGCCTAGAGTGAAGCAATGTTTATTAACACATTCGTTGATCATTTCTACGTAGTGTTCTACATAAAATGGGTCTTTTGAAGATGTGCTTGATACGTATCTCATGAGCATGTAAGGAGAGTACAAAGATTTTTCCTTGTCGTCTATCCTGTCAAAGTAATCTTTGTTTCTGAAATCGACTGCCTTGAGTCCGTTCCTAAGATCAAAAAATTTTCTATTTTTTTCTGCTGGCATATTTTAATCCAAATGTTGTACAATCTTTTGGTGTAATAAATGTTAATTTTATTTTGTTGTTCATGTGTTGTAAACCTGAAACTTTATCATTTAATTTTGCTTTCCCTAACCAATCAAAGAAATCCATTGCCCATTTACCGTCGTCCATCCACACAGGCGTTCCGTTACTTGTTAACATAATAGGAGCCTCTATTTTAATTGTTTTTCTACCAGACTGAGCCATAATCTACTTGTTCACATTGTCTTGATATATCTTTTACAAAGTAGGCACACATTGGCTTTGGACCATCTCGCAATGGAACTGCTAACATCTGTCCTGATTTTATTTTTGGAAAGTACCATTTTACTTCTGTGTATATGTCTACAACATCAATAGGCATAAAGTCCGGTTTACTACTGCTCAAAGGATTAAACGTAAAAGCATCAAAACCTCTGTCATTCAAACTTGTAATTGGTAGAACGTGCATCTCTGATTGGCCTGCTTCTCCTATTAACATTTTCCAATCAAGTGGCATTTTAATTTTGTGCTCACCTATTTCAAGAACGGCGGCCGGAGCATTGAAACTTTCTAAGAATATTAATGGTATGTAAAAGAAATCTGGATTGGCAGGATCTGAGTTGTCCAGAACAGCAAATCGCAATTTCTCATCAACCCATTCAGGTATTCTTTCTAGTGTGTATGTTCTATCGTCCAGAGTAAGGATTTTCATAATCTATCTTTTCTATATTATACGGGTAATTTGCCTCTTTGTAAAACTTTTTTCTTTGACCGAGGTGTCTTTTTGCAAACTTGCAACTGCTGGTTATATCCCATATTTGCACACTATCCTTGTCCTCTGCCTTACGTATACCACGTCCTATCGATTGTATCACACGCACAAATGACTTGCCCGGTTCTATTAGGACAAGATTAAAAATACGAGGAATATTAATGCCAACAGCGGCAACTCCATATGTGGCAATAATAATTTTATTTTGGCTAGTAGAGATTTCATCATATTGTTCCTTTCTGTCTGTATTTTTAGTTGAACCAGATACAAATACTGCGTCCTTTAATTTCTTCTCCAGTATCTCACCTGCACTTATTCTATCAACAAGTATCAAAGTATTACCTGAAGTTGCTATGCTTTGGATGGTTTGTGCTACCCATGTCATCCGTGTTGTGTCTGTTGTGAGCCATTTTAATTCTTCGCCATAACTTTTGAACTGCGGGAAATCTTGTGTTTGTAAAACATTAACATGACAGTTTGCCAATACTCCTTTGTCTTGCAATTCACTAGCCTGTATTCTGTTTGCAACTTCACCTATGCTACATTTAAGTCCCATGAATTCGTAATCTGCTTTTGGCACAGTACCTGTTAGTCCCCAACGTATGCCACAATGTGCAAACGGGCCAGTAAGCAATCTCTTTAGGACGTCTGCTTTTGCCATGTGAACTTCATCGATTATTACTGTGTTGATACCTTGTATGGCTTCGAGGAACTCTGTTGTGTGTTCGTCTTTGGCTTTTTTCTCTAGCACGTTAAGACTTTGCCACGTTGCAATCGTGTTGTATCTTCCAAGTTCTTTCCTATCTCCGTAGTATACTCCAGTATCCAAATTACATGTAAGAAAATCTTCTTCTGTCTGTGTTACTAAACTTTTGTTAGGGACTATTGTAAGTGTTCGTCCATATGGTTCTACAAGTTGACACAACGCCGCTGTAATAATTGTTTTACCTGCACCTGTGGCAATCTCCTGTATACACTGTGGATTTTCTATAAACTTGTTTATAGTCTCAACTTGATAATCACGAAGTTCTAGTTTTTGTCCTGCACATGGATGATTGTCGGGCCATGTTATGTGTGATAGATAATCTTTATCTACTTTTTTAAATTCAAAATTGTGTTGCTGTCTCCGATCTTCGAAATCCACATATACGCCGCCGTCTTCTAATATTGGCAATATTTGGTCAACAAGATTTAGATATGTTGTGCCTCCCAGTCCAAAAAAACTTACTTTGCCGTCCCACCTGCCAAGTTTCACGGCTGGTAGATGTCTAGCGTATGGAATCTCATATTTAAATTTATTGGATAGACGTTTACGCCATTCGAGAGACAAGTTCTCAAACTTCACATTTACTTCGTCTTTGATTACTAGTTTACAACTACTCATTTATAATTTTTTAATAACGTTATCATGCCAATCCCAACTACTAGGTTGGTGATCACTATAATACAACTTTTTAGGAAGATTTTCAAGTAGTCTTTTTAGATTGTCTGTCCCTGTGGCATAATAACCACCGCCTAAAGCAACTAAAGACGATTGTGGTTGAATCTTACTTTTAATCAGTGCCCGAGGAACTCTGTTTCTCACAAAAATTATTTTGGTATTTTTATCTATGAATTTGAACTGTTTGCTCATTTGATGTAGTTCGTATAGGTTTTCAAAGAACTCTTGAGACATTTGGTTATTGAGTAAGTAAGTTCTTTCTTGATTAAAACGATCTAAGTCTTTTTTGAATATAGGTTCTTTCAAGTCAAAACCCCAACTACATTCTTTTAATAAATCTATTCCATACTCTTTGAATGCATTTAGCCATTCCCAGAACTCTTCAACTTCCTTAGGTTCCTGTACTTCGCTGTGGCAAGGCATTAGTAGAGGAAAAGCATTCAATTCTATCAATGATTTTACTACTTCCTTTTTGGAATATGTTTTAGAATCTATCCAAAGTTTGTGATAATTTTTTTTAGCAATTTTTTTGGCTAGAGGATTTACAGCAGGAAAGTCTAATTGACTTGCATCTATCCTTAAATTTTTAAGACAGTCTACTTGTTCGATTAAAGATTTATTGGCCATATGTGTTTGCCAATACTCCGCCATCGAATCAGGTGCATGACGGAGTTGCACTGACCCATCAATTATTTCTGCGGACGGTACTTTGTAATTGCTTATTGCTTTGTTTACTTCATCGTAATCTTTTAGAATGTCTTTTGTTACAAATTCAAAATCATATCTAGCGGCTATAAGGGTGATGTAGTACACAGTAAGATCAGTAAGTTTGAATAGCCATGTTTTAGAATCTCCGTCGTAGGAATAATAGGATGTTGGCAAGTTACGTTTGTCTTTGATACATCTAATTAATTGTATAACTTTTTTGTTGTAAGGAAATTTTACATGAATGTATGTCTCGTTGTTGTGTGTTACGTACTTGATTGTTTTTTCAAAATTTATAACTCTGAATTCTGATTCATATACTGGATTATCTGCAAGATATTTCAGGTCCATCCCGTGTGCTTCAAATTTTGTGAGATATCTTTTAAAGATCATCAATGCAAGTTTGGCTTGTTTTTCTGTCCAAGCATACTGTGATTCGGCCAGTGATACGATTGTTTGCCTATCCTTTGGATGTGGCTTGATTCCCCCTGTATTTCCTATCATACCGGGGTTTGCCCAAAAATAATCATTATATGCTAATATTTTGAGTGCTTCGTTAACTGTTTTTGGCAAATCTGACTGCATTTTCTATCCTGGTAATTTAGATAATTATTAGTATATTATAGCATAATTGGTAATATAGTCAACCATGAAAAAGTACAAAAACAAAAGTGTAAATGTCAGGAAACAACTTAAAATTAAGTTGGAAAATACTCTGACTAGACATAAAAACATTGCCGGATTCAAACCAACAGAACAACAATTATATCACTGGTTTGGTGTGATCAACAGAGGACTTTTCAACAGTAGATTACCAAGAGTACCTTTACATATTAAAAAATTACATAAGGATTGGGGAAGATGTGTGGCAAATTGGGACAATAGAAAGACACCCAAAGGCAAATTTGATCAAAGGGTAATACCATATCATATCGAAGTTGAATACTATATCGAATTACACTGCAAATTTCCTAGGTGGAAAGATTTTATAGAAACACTTGCACACGAAATGGTACATCTATATCAAATGACTTGGCTGAAAGATCCTTATTCAAACCATAACTCTAACTTCTTTGCTTGGAAAAATAAATTTAAGGTTGCAGGTTTAAACCTGTCCAGGTGCTAAAACTTTTTCAAATTCAGCGTAACTAATAGTTTTTGTATTGCCCAGGTCTGTACCTGTTTGTAAATTTTGCATGTATTCGGGAGGATTGTCATGTACAACAACATAATTTACATATGGTCTCATTTTGATCATATCTCTAAATTGTTTTAACCAACCATCGAATACAGTGTCGTCATTTCGAGGACCATAATTCAACGTGTCTTGATACATGTTGTTTAATTCACCCTTGCCGTACTCTCTGAAATCATAACCAATCAGGTAGATGTTTTTATGTCCATGGACACCGGCAGTCCAAAAGGCTGTGTTTCCTGATATCCAGTGTGGATTGTTTGGTATCAAATGTAAAAGTGGCGGTCCGCCTTTAGGATGTCTGTTGACTTCTATTGAAGGCGCATAGTGTATACATTTTTCGTAAACTTTATCCTTGACCATTGAAAGAGTCATCCTCATGTCAACACTAAAAATAAAATCTGGCATGAAGTCTCTGTAGAGTGCGTTACAGCCGTAAGTTTGTCCTGTTGCTTTAAGTTTATTGAGATCAAAATTTTTTCTCGATGGACCATTTCCGATGCAGTAAGCGTTACCTCGCACCTTGGCCTTGACCCGGTCTTCGTAGTAAGCAGTCTCCTGTGTTTTCTTGCCGTTACGTATAATCAGATTTGTGTTTACAGTTTCCCCTGTGTACGGCTTCCATTCGATTGGCTCGATCTTATTCATAGATAATTTTTAATAAGTCTTTCTTTAATTTTTTTCCATGGTAATCCATTTTCAATTTCGTCTTGAAACCATTCAGTGTATGATAACTTGTTTGCCCATGTTTGTCTATCAGGCATTCTTGGATCATTAATATTTTCTAGAGAATGATTACCAACATCGTAACACAGACTGCTTTCAGATACAAAAACAGGAATGCCGTTGATTACTGCCTCCATGGCAGGATTTGAACTGTGGTTTACTACTGCCCAAGCATTTTTTAGAGTGTCTTTAAAATTGGTGTCGTCAATTGTGTTGCTGTCCATTACAGGTCTAGTAATTGTTACATTTTTATATTTGTTTGTATCCAAACCGACAGGGTTCCTAGGATGAGGTCTAACCTGAATAGGCTTGTTGGTGTGTTTTCTAATTTGCTCTATCTGTTGTTCGAACCAAACTTTCATGCTAGGCATACCACTCCACTGCTCGGATGCATCATGTTGTCCTAAAATTATTATGTTGTCACCTGTCTGTTTCCATGGTTTAATGTTGTGTTTGAATAATGGCCATCTAGTTGCGTCGACTTCTTGATTGGCAAAGTCTGCTCTTCTGTTGACTCCATTTATTCCAATCTTGAAACTTTTATTTCTTCTAAGTCCTCCTACTTCCAGCACGATCACAGGCTTGTTGGCCTGTCTGTATCGTTTCCATATCTGTCTGTAATTACGCATCCTGCCTAGCCATAACACACTCCATATTACTGCCACGTCGGCGTTGCTATCTCTGTTGAGTATTACTTCGTCACCTGCGTCTTGCAAACTTTTTATAAACGCATTGAATATAGGCTCCGAATTTAATGGCCCGTGCTGTGTCCAAACTTCTAACTTCATTTTACTTTTTTCCAATAATCCAAATCAGCAATACCTTTTGTTTCTTCGCGTGATTGTGGTTTGAAATCTTTTTTCCAACTAGTTCCTGTCTCCTTTCTTTTGCCTTTGAAGTGGTCCATGTATAATCCTAAGACGCTATTAATGAATACATGATGTCCTCTTACGCCACTAGCGTATCCTATGTCATTTACTTTTGCATCTTTTTCTTTTTGATATTTTTTAGAGAGAAACCAAAGCGAAGAACAGTCTGTCCATCCTGACGTAAGTTTGAATACTCCTCCGTTTATATAAAGATTTTCCCAGTCGGTGTTAAAGTTTTGTATCTCTGGATGTTTTAAATTATATCCAACAAATCCGCATTCTGGATCTTTGCCTCCGTCGTTTAGTTTTGGATTCTCTCGCCCAAGATAGGTTATTAATGTGTCTTTGGGTAACACTTGTTGTAAAAAACTTTCTGGCATGGAACGGAAACTATATGTGTCAGCATCAAGCCAAATTACATAATCATAATCAGTATTAGACTTTATTGCGTGTGTCACACAAAATACTTTGTTTGCAAATCTAACAGCATTCCACTGGAATGATCCTTTGGACGGCATAGGACCTGGCCTCCTCACCCCGTTGGGTTTTAATTCTATCTCACCATTTGCTACAGGATCGTCTTTGTGTTTATTTTTAAATTTCAATAATTCTGGCTGAACAGCATGGACATCAAGCCATTGCACTCTTGGATGTTCAAAAATATCCTGTGCCTGTGACTCATGGTACACTGCGATTTCAGTGCCCTCCGGCCAATGTTCTAATACACTGTCTACTGCACGTTTGGCGTATTGGTTCCATGTGCCTGGCTTGTATGATGTTATTACTTTGATCTTCATGAAAATATTTACATTACCTTGTCATGTTGTATTTTTTAATCCAATCGCTGACCATCCACGCTGGTATTAATGCCTTGCCTGCTTTTTGGCTGGCACGTACTACGTTCAGTTTGGATTCCTTGCCTGTGCGTTCATTGTAGAACTTGTTAAGTTTGTTACTTGTACTTTTTGTAAGCCAGTGTCCTACAGGCACAGTCCATCCTGTCTTTTGTTTGTTAATAATTGCATCTGGCAGTCTACCAGCATACGCTTTCTTAATCAATATTTTTGTATCACTTTTGTCTTTTCCCATCTTGTCATCTGTGTGAATGCCAAAACAATATTTCATAAAAGTCTTGGTTGCTAAAGGGAAACGTCCCTCCATGCTGTACGCCATGCCGTATTTGTCATTTCTACTAAACATTTCTTCCGGCACCTGTGCAACACAGTCTAGTGCCATATGAGAGCCAATTGGATCATTTGGATTCCATAGTTCTCCCTCATAACACTTTTTGAACTCTTCGAGCAGTATGTGATCGGGAACAGGATTATCTGTGAGGTTCAGTGGACGCTTGATACGGTTCAGCCAAAGTTTCAACACATCGTCCCAACTTTCTATTTTTGATTTTCCTATTTTTTTCTGTAAGAATTCTGGATTTTTCATTTTCCAATATTTTGGATATCCTGCTAATATCTCATCACCCATATCACCTGCTAGTGTTACTACGATTTCATTGTCTGCTAAAAACTTGTTTGTATAGCAATACATCGACATGCTAGGATTGTACACCGGCTGTTCCATGTAATATATGCTGTCGTCCCATTTGTCGATGAATGCTTCTGGAGTGATTACCACTTCTTTATGATTGAAACTATTTTCGTTTGCTAGTATTTTGGCACAATTTGCATCACTGTTGTAGTCTTCGTCGGCTTGTACATTTGGATTCATTCTGTTCGTGAATGTATTTGCTTCACCTTTTATTTGTTTCAATTCGTATGCAACTACACTTGAATCTAATCCACCGCTTAAGAACACACCAATTTTTCTACGGCCAATAGCACACATCTCAACTGTCTTACGTGCCATTTTTCTAAATTCTTCTTCGCTGAAACTTTTATCTCCGATTGGTTTGATATGAACCCTATGGGTGTTTGTAATCTTTTTTTGGGCCATGTCATATACTATTGTTTCGCCTGCTAATAATTTTTTGATGCCAGTGAAGAAAGTATTACGCAGAGCATTTATACCGGTACGTGCCATAAAACTGACTGCTAGGTTATCCATCTTCCTGCTTCCCGGTACCTTGTCTAACATGCCTTTAATTTCCGATCCAAACACCAATCCTTCATCGATTTCAGCATAGTACAGAGGCTTCACGCCAGCATGGTCTCTAGACAACCAAAGTTGTTGTTTGTCTTTTTTGTAATATGCAAATCCATGCATCGAATCTATTTCGTCTATGAAATCCAGTCCAAACTTGTCGAGTCCCCAAGCCAAAAGTTCTGTGTCACATCCGGTGATACCCGCAAAGCCTTTGTTGTTATATTTTTCTTTCAATTCATAGTAGTTGAAAATTTCACCGTTGTAGACCAGAGTGTTACCTTTGGGTGTCTTCCATGGTTGTATAGAAAGTTGTGGGTTGGCCATGATGCTTAATAGATTGTGTCCCAATGTAAGTTTATGTTCCGGATCCCACCAGACCTTGTTCCCGTCTGGCCCTCTATGTTCACAGGTCTGGATAAAGTTCTGTATAAATTCTGGATTGTGTTCGGTTATTCCGTATATGCCACACATTACAGGCCTAACTTTGTTTTATATCTTTTGAAAACTGTGCCGTCCTTGATTTCTTTTTCGCTCCATAGTTTGTAACCTAGGTCGTGTAGCCACTGTGTCCTATCAGGATATTCTGGAGTTTCTATATTGTTTAAATCTTTGTTTGCTACTGGCCAACTAATTGCAAGATCTGAGGTATTAAAGGTAGGGATTCCACGAACGCAGGAGTCGACACCGGCAGTAGAATTGTGAGTAACAACAGCATGAATATTAGTTATTGCTTCTTGGAAATGGAATCTATAGTACTTTTTCTCATCTCCTTGGAAGTATTTTTGACCAATATGCACTTCTACGTCTTCGGGAAATTCTTTTCTTCGTTGTTCTATGTTTACTACATGATTTGGATGCGGCCTCACAATAAATTTCCTATCGGTTATAGGTCTTAATTTTTCATACACTCCATGAAACCATTCTATAGGATCAAGTTCGTTCATGCTCCAATTATCTTTAGGTTGTAAAACAAACATAATTGGATCATCTTGATTAGACTTTCTCCACGGTTCACTTTTCACATTCCATCTGGCCTTTGCCGCTTCCCATCTGTCAGGTGGTGAGTTATCACTTAAAAAATTTCCGTTGTTCATGGGTGAATATAAAGATACTCGCCAATGATGATTAGGTCCATGCACATTACCAAAACTTGAAAGCAATCCTCCGTCAAATGTTATTATGTATATGCCTTTTTTCTTTGCACGTTCAACGAGATCCAGTCTTCGGCCTTTGGTGTGATGCCTTTGCTTTGTGCCTCCGTAACCAAACATGCAACCGATTGGTGCTGTTGGTTCCATCTCATTGTCCTGCCACGGACCCGTCATGTGTTCGTTAACAATAACAGGTTCGTCACCACATGCTCTCACACCCTCTGCCATATATTGTAGAAGGTCCCAACTTGCACCCCTACGTCTGTCTTTTACTGTCCTTCTAAATATTTCAACTTTCATCTAATACTTTCCATGCATATCCGTTTTTTATTTCTTCTGCTGTGAACTGTCCATATGCCATTGAATGATATAATGGCTCTCTTTCAACATATTTAGGTGTTTCTATTTTTGTGAAATCAGTTTCTGATATAGGTGCACACGCATTGTGCGGGTCAGTGAAACACGGTATACCTCTTGTTGTTGCCTCCAATGTGATATTTGAATTGTACGTGACAACTGCATAAGCATCGTCCCAATCTATTGGTCCGCTAGGTTTTGTGTCGTCTTTGCCCGTCACAACATATCCCCCGTGCTTGTCGAATCCTATTATAGGATTATATCCTTTGTTTTTGACAATGATGGGTCTGTCGGTATTTGCCTTAAGTGTTTCGATCGTTTTGTCGAGCCAATTATGCACTCCAAAAAATTCTTGCATAGCATTGGATGGCGGACACACTATTATATTTTTGCCATCTTTCTTCCATGGTTTTATAGGCCATGGGAACGAATTCTTAAAACGATCATCGGGTCTTTGCTCTTGCCAGTTTTTAAGATGATTATTTTTTACTACTTTTGTATAAAAAGGAGAGTTCCTTGTCTCTCCCCAGTAAGGTCTATCCATGTAGTAGAAATCTATTTTATTTTGCTGAGCCCATTTGTAAACTAAATGTGTGCCACGTAGGACACCGAATAGTACCACTTTGGTGCAGTCTGTTTTGCCAACTATTTCGTTAGGTAATAATTTTTGTGCACCTGGCAAGCCTTGTACGGCCCAGTCAACATATTTTTCAGTAAGTTTTCTGTTAGTTGCACTAACGTAAATCATGGGACAGTCTCTTGATATCTTCATTAACCATCAAAGCAACCATGTCTCTGAATTCGGTTTTAGGTTCCCACCCTAATTTTTCTTTTGCTTTTGAATATGATCCATGCAATGCATGTACTTCCGCTGGACGTTTGAAACGTGGATCTGACTCGACGTATTGTTCCCAATCTTCTATGTCAGCAGTTCTAAAAGCATGGGTAAGTAATTCTCTGATAGAATGTTGCACTCCTGTGCAGATTACGTAATCTCCTGGGTCCTTCTGTTGTACCATTGTGTACATTGCCTCAACAAAATCTCCAGCAAATCCCCAATCTCTTTTTGCATCAAGATTTCCTAATGTAAGTTTTTTTGATAATCCTAATTTAATTTTAGCGACTCCGTCTGTAATTTTTCTTGTTACAAATTCTTTACCTCTGATTGGCGATTCATGATTAAACAGTATTCCATTAGAAGCATGTATGCTGTAACTTTCTCGGAAGTTTACGGTCATCCAGTAAGCATAAAGTTTTGACACACCATATGGTGAACGTGGATGGAAAGGTGTGTTTTCATCTTGAACACCTTCAATGTTTGCATTACCATACAGTTCGCTTGTACTTGCTTGATAAAATCTTGTCAGTGGATTTTGATTTACTATTGCGTTTAGGATGTTTAGGACACCCATGCCATTTACTTCACTTGTTTGTTTGTTGAGTTCCCAACTGGCACCAACAAAACTTTGTGCGGCCAAATTGTAAAATTCGTTAGGACGAATAGTTCTTACAAGATGATTCATGTTGGCATCGTCAGTGATATCACCTGTTATCAGTTCTACGTCGTTTTCTATTCCTAGGTAATTTAAATTTGATAGATTTGGATTGCTATATCTTTTTACCAAACCATAAACTTTGTAGTCTTTTTCTAATAAATGTTTGGCTAGGTATGGACCGTCTTGCCCGGTCATTCCTGTTACAAATGCAATCTTTTTCATTTAATTTAATTATGGTTGTTTATGCTCGTGGTACTTTTTTCCAATAGTCGATGTTTTGCACGTCAACTTTTGCTTTAGGATTTTGCCTAAGATCTTTTTGTGTTGATGTTTTATGGGTTTTTCTTTTGCCTTTGAAATGGTCCATGTAAAGACCTAGTTCACTATTGACGAAAACGTGATGTCCTTTAACACCTTTCCAATAACCAATATCATTTACTTTGATATTTTTCTCTTTCCTATATTGTTTTGACAAATCCCAAAACACTGCAGAATCATGCCATTCTAATAAATTGAATACATTGCCGGTGACGTACAACTGCTCCCAATCATTTATAAAATTAATAGTTTCTTTGTGTTTAAGATTGTATCCAACAAAACCACATTCCGGATACACCCCTCCATCGCCTAACGTAGGATTTTCTCTGCCAAGGTAAGTCAACATTGTGTCTGTTGGTAAAATATTTGTAAAAAAATCTATAGGTACGGGCCTGAATGTGTATGTATCTGCATCTAACCAAACAACATAATCATACTCTTGTGAATTACGTACAGCATTTATAATACAAAATACTTTATTTGAAAATCTAACAGCGTCCCATAAGAAAGATTGTTTGTCCTTGTCCAGACCTTTTAGGTGCTGTGATCTACGTACCCCGCCATCAATTTTTTCTAACTTGCCATTTGCAACAGGATCGTTTTTGTATTTGTTTTTGAAATTTACTAGTTCAGGTTCTGCAGTATTCAAATCAATACAAGTAATCCTCGTATCCACATCTGCTGGTTTTGGTTCTTCGCAGTACAAAACTATATCTATATTATTAGGAAGATTTTTTGCCATGGAATCAATTCCACGTTTTGCAAATTGACTCCAAGTTCCTGGTTTATAAGATGTTATTAGTTTTATTTTCATTAATCTAAATGTTTTATAAAGTTTGCTACATCCACTTCGAAGTTGATCAGATCACTAAATCTTTTTACACCCTTAGGCTTCTTACCGCCGGTCATTTCTATAGGAACAGTGTTAGCAAGATATAATTCATGTTTCAATCCCAAATGGTGAGATAAAACTGGGTAAACTTTTTTGTGTACCATTTTTGGATCTTGAATCTCGATTACTTTTGTGCCCGACTTACACCATAACAGATTTACTAGACCGGCACCATGAGCCGCAACCACGTGTGTTGCCTCTGCAAATGTTTTCATCTGTTCTTTGATTGTCATATTTTCTAGTGCGACAGTTTCCCATCCTTTCAACGCTAGAACTAATTCGTTTGAGTTTACCAGTCTTCTAGTTTTTGCTCCTGGACGTAGCACTAGTATCTTACGAGAAGGTTGTATTTCTTTGAGACCATGTAAACCCTTGAAATGACGTAGCCATGGAGCAAGGTGTGGTGTTATCACGCCGTCCTGGGTGTTGCTCATACTAGGCACTAACAAATGTTTAAATTGCCATGTTTCATTTTTAGGCATCACAACAACTTTTACATCAGGAAATAATTCTTTTAACACTTTGTCGAAGTATGGACTATGATTGGCTAAAACAAAACAGTACCTACTAAAATTTGTTGACCATCGCTTTTCGACCAGTCTAAATTTAGAAATTACGTCGATCCATATATGCCACGGATTATTGGCACTTGCTTCGTCTATTGGTAACCATACATAGCAATATTTTTCAGGAAATGTTTGTGTAACTGGCGGAATATCCACGTTCATATTTTCTTTCCACTCGGCCCAAAGGTTATGAGATTTTTTTGGTTTCATCCTAGATTGGTGTGTCAATGGCCATACATGTTGCGTTATCATTTTATTTTCCATTGTGATTAATAATGGACACGAATGTACTTTACAATTATGAAATTCTGCAACAAATGTTGGTAAACTTTTAAAATTTGTGTTTACAGAATTATTATACGGCACGGTGTACTGGTATTCTTGATCAACAGTTTCCCACCTATCTAAAAAGTACTTTAATGAGTTAATATTTTTTACTGGCATTTTGGCAATAATTAGTATATAATTATCGCATGGCAATATCCAAGATGTTCATAAACGGTTGTTCGTTTCTAACCACACGTCCTCGCGACAATGTACACACTCATGCAGGCGAGCAACTAGCAAAAATGATGGACCTTGAAGTAGAAGTTAATTTGGCAAATGGCGGACGTGGTAGCAAAAGATTAATGTGGACTACAAGGACCTGGTGTGAAAAATTTCCGGATCAAGCAGAAAAATGTTTTTTCCTAATTGGATCAAGCGGCGGTAATAGATTTGATTATCCAACTAATGACGGTTATAAAAAACATAAGTTCCCCACAATGGAAACAACTTGGAAAACTTGGGATCCAAACAGAGACAATAGCACTAGATCTTTTATGAAATATCTATTCAAGTTAGGTGCTGATATAGACCAAATGACACAGATAGAATCATTATTAACTTTACTTGACTTGCAAGATTTTTTTGAGAAGAGAAAATATCCATATCTCTTTTATAATACTCTAGCAGATGCAAAGATTACTAACAGTGATGTCCAATTGATGCATGATAGTTTAAACAAAAAAAGATTTTTTAGGCCCGAAACAAGTCATCTAGACTTTACAGTTGCAAACAAACAAGAATGTAAAACAGGAGATCCTCATCCAAATACAGAAGGACACACACAATGGGCAACACTGATGAAAGAATTTATAGATGCTAACAATTTACGCTCCATTCAATAATAAAAATAGCAAAGCCTGGGAAGTTTTTAACGGTGTGCAGAAGTCCTGGCCAGACCAAGTTGATGTTTTAGACAATACTAAACACAAAGAGCCAAAGGCTAATTCTATGTTTTGGGGGTTTGTTAATAACAATTTGGACATGGTGAGAAAGTTAGAAAAACGGAAACATAATTTTTGGTTTGCGGATACCCCTTACTTTGGTAGATTTGATAATAACAATCTTCAGCCTAATAATCATTATTGGCGTTTGTGTAACAACAGAATTCATGCAAAGTTTTACAAAGATTGTAAACCTGATAGATTTGACAAGTTCAATATAAAAATAAAAGCACCAAAATTAAAAGGCGATCATATTCTTGTCTGTCCGAGTTCTGCAGGTATACACAATTATTTGGACCAAATAAATTGGACCAATAACACTGTGGAGTCGTTAAAGCGATACACAGACAGACCAATCAAACTTCGACACAAGCCTAGGGGCAGGGGAACGTCAGGACCAAGTGAGGCAAAAGTTCCCCTATCCGAGGATCTCAAAGATGCATGGGCGTGTGTGACTAGTTGTAGTATTAGTGCCGTCGAAGCAGTATGCATGGGAGTGCCTGTGTTTAGTCATGAAAAAAGTTTTGCAAGTGCAATGGGTAATTTACATCTAGAAGATATAGAAGAACCTTTTTTCGCTGATCCAGAACCATGGCTGTATAGTTTGGCTTACCAGCAATTCACACCAGAAGAATTTAGTAACGGTCGGGCAGTAGAGATCCTTATGGATATGCAGATATTGTAACTTATTTTGCCCGTTAAATAAGTGTATGCCAAAAAAAAATCACAAAGAGAGAATGCTCGAATGGATTGAGAAACTTGGACTAGTCGTAGTGCAATCTGAAATTAAACCATATGGGCCAGGCACAAGAAGGTACATGGTCGGGAGACATGTCGAAGAGCCAAAGCATAATGCATGGCAAATGCCAAGCGGTAAATGGGCATCTACACCCGGAGTTCAAGAATGGCTTACACCTCATCCGCTCACCGGTCCCGAACTAGAGGCATGGCTAACCGAACACGAAAAAAAATTATAATGGATCAACAGCATCTAAAAAACTGGCGAGAAACCTATGCCATGGCAAAACCTTATATTACAAAAAACACAATCGGTATTGATGTCGGATGTAGAGAGGGAGGTTTTTCGGCACAGATGGAGGATGACTTTAAGCACGTATTTGCATTTGACTTTAGGGATAAAAGAAAAGAATTTTCACGTAATGTAAAAGACAATAGAAAATTTACTTACACAGTTTGTGGTATTGGGGAAAGAGTAGGACATTCATTCACTAGTAGTGATCGTGTTGGAAGAATCAAAGATAGGGGAAATATCAAGGTACCTATTAAAACCATAGACAGTTTTGAATATGATAATGTTGGATTCATCAAGTATGATATTGAAGGATACGAATTACGGGCAATAAAAGGAAGTGAAAAAACAATAAAAAAATATTTTCCAGTAATAATTGTAGAACAAAACAAAGGCAACATAGATTGTGTAGAACTTTTACAAAAGTGGGGTTATGAATTGAAAGGTATAGATGACATGTTTAAAAGTGATTATCTAATGGTAAAGGCATGAAGTACGCAAAGATACCCATGCCAACATTCATAGCATTCGAGCCTATTAATCTTTGTAATGCAAAATGTTTTTGCTGTCCTTACACAACATTGAGTGAAGACAAAACATATCACGGAAAGCGTATGACTCGAGAACAGTTGAAATTACTATTAGATGATTATGGTTCATTGATTAAAAAATATGGAATGAAAGATTATTCGTGTGGTATCAATCCATGGAGGTACTCCGATCCATTAGTACAGCCTGATTTAGAATACATTCTTCATCTTTGTGATGAGCACAAAATACATGTTGGAATAACCACCAACGGTGTGTCTTTTACTAAAAAACAATGCGAAATACTTAATAGATATGAACATGTGATTGGACCCATACACATGAGCGTAATAGGACACACAGCAGAAGAACTTTGGGAGTTTATGAAAGTCAAAAAACAAAAAACTTTGGATGGTCTGCGTTTTGTGAAAGAAAACTATCCGGCTTTGTCACGTAGGATCCGTATTGGTATTAAGCATAAGGATCAGAGTAAGAACGCACCACAGAGCGTTATACAGGAATATAGTTCCGCAATACTTGGTAAAGTAAAAAGCAAAACTAATTGGGTTGAAAATAGAATGGGAGACGGCGACGGCAGTTGGACCAAACCTTACAATGTGGTGATTAATGAAAATAATTATATGCAAGGATGTGCAATGGGCGGTGGACGTATTTTAAGACAAATGGAAATTTTAGTCGATGGACAAGCGGTTTTGTGTTGTGATGATGCTGAAGGAAAAACTAACTATGGAAATGTGTTTGAACTGGGTATAGAAACTGTATGGCAAAACCTACAAAAAGAACATGACATTATATACGCAACAGAGTATAATGAAGCAAAGAAGGATTTGATATGCAACACGTGTTCAAGGGGCAAGTTTATAGGACACTGGACACAACCAATGCAAGACAAGTTACACAAAAGACAGAACGGTGTCGCACTTAGGATAAAAAAGTTATGAAAATAGAGAAAGTAAACGGATTCTTTGTGCCAGCAAACGATATACACATAGAAGATTGGAAGGCAGGACAGCCTTTTACCCAAAATAAATGTTTGCAAAAATTCATAGACTATTGTGAGAACAATAATAAAAAATTTAATCATATATTAGATATAGGTGCATGGGTCGGAACATGGAGCATGGCGATGAACAAATATTGTGGCAGGGTTGTGGCCTTCGAACCGGATGCTTTGCATTATGAGTGTTTGGTTAAAAATGTACCAGAAGACGTTGAGACACATCAGTTGGCAGTAGGGCAAGAGGACAAAATGGTATCGCTTTCGGAAGACAATTTTACTCAAAGTAAAAGGGTAATCGGCGAAGGAGCAATACCTATGATATCCGTTGATAGCCTCGGAATGGATGATATAGATCTTATAAAGATAGATGTTGAAGGGTACGAAATGGAAGTATTGAAAGGTGCTAGTGAAACATTAAAAAATACAAAGTACCTAATGATCGAACTGAACAACAATACAAAGAAGTATGGAAGCAACAACATGGCGATAGAAAAATTTTTGGAAACTTTGGGGTTTAAAGTTTTGATGAGCCATTGGCCAGATAAAGTTTTCCACCGTGCCTAACCTAAATTAAATACCGCACATGAAAGTTTTAATTACAGGCGGTGCTGGTTTTATTGCACACCACGTCATAGATCATATTTTAAAAACTACCGATTGGCATATTACCACATTGGACAGATTAGATGAGTCTGGTAATTTAAATCGCCTGCATGACATTTTAAAAGAGCATACACCTGAAAATCGTAGAAGACATAGAACAGTATTTCACGATCTAAAGGCGGCTTTAAACAGCCAAATACGTGCAGACATAGGCGAAATTGATATTGTGCTACACTTGGCGGCAGGAAGTCATGTAGATAGGTCTATTACACATCCTATGGAGTTTGTTCAGGATAATGTGATTGGTACTGTCAATTTATTAAATTGGGCGAAACAATTACCAAGTCTGAAAAAATTTGTTTACTTCAGCACTGATGAAATTTTTGGTGTTGCACCTCCCGGAGTATCTTATAAGGAATATGATAGGTACAATTCGACAAACCCTTATAGTGCAAGTAAGGCCGCGGCTGAGGAATTTTGTGTAGCATATGAAAATACCTATAAAATGCCAATATACATAACCCATACTATGAATGTGTTTGGCCAAAGGCAACATCCAGAAAAGTTTATTCCCGGTACCATTCAGAGAGTAAGAGACGGAGATAAAGTTACAATACATGCAGACTCTAGCAAAACCCAAGCAGGTTCGAGAATGTATATTCACGCAAGTGATGTAGCAGAAGGCTTGATGTTCATTTTGAATTTAGAAAATTACACACACAAAGGAGATTTTGGCTGGGCAAAATGTCCAAAGTTCAATTTAGTTGGCACCGAGGAAATAGATAATCTTAAACTAGCACAAATGATTTCAGATTCCGTAGGCAAACCATTAAATTACGAAATGGTTGATTTCCATACATCGAGGCCAGGACATGACTTACGCTATGCATTAAGTGGAGATTTGTTAAAACAGTTGGGTTGGGAACCTAGAATTAAGTTGTCGGAAAGAATTAAAGAAACTGTAGATTGGACATTGGCAAATGATAGATGGTTGCGTAACTCTTAAAAATTGTGTAGTGTGCGATAACACAGTGTCACATGTTGTTGATTTAGGAGATCAACCCCTGGCAAATGGCTTTTTAGATAGTGTACAAGAAGAAAAAACTTTCCCCCTTAAAGTTAATGCGTGTGAAAAATGTTCCCATTTACAACTATCACATGCTGTAAGTTTGCCATTAATGTACGAAACATATTTGTATAGAAGTGGTACCACGGACACTTATAAGAAATACATGGATTGGTTCTCGGATACAGCATTGAAATATTATTCTAAAGCATGTAAAAACGTTTTAGATATTGGGTGTAATGACGGGACACAACTGGACATCTTTAAAGATAAAGGTGTAGAAACATACGGAATAGATCCAGCAAAAAATCTTTATGAGTATTCAAAGTCAAATCACAAAGTGATTAATGATTATTTTAGCGATAAAATAGATTTTGGAACCAAATTCGATATGGTAGTGATGCAGAATAGTTTTGCTCATCAACCAAATCCAAGAGCATTCTTAGAAAACATCAAAAAAATTTTACACGACGACGGATTTATTTTTATACAGACTAGTCAGGCAGACATGGTTAAAAATAATGAGTTTGATACAATCTATCATGAACACATAAACTTTTATTGTGCTAAAAGCATGAGTACATTGGTAGAGTCAGTAGGACTTCAAATTACGGATATTATTAAAAATCCTATACACGGTGTCAGTTATATTTTTGTTATATCGAATAATAAAAATAACGAAACGTTAGAACAATTTTTGCATGACGAAAGTTCTATTAACTCTATGGCAAACTATCATGCATGGGCCAAAAATATACTAAAAGTAAAAGAGGATTACTTAAATTTGCTTGGAGAAAGAAAAGGCACACATTTGATAGGCTATGGTGCGGCCGCAAAAGGCAATACATTTCTTAATTTTATAGATAGGCCCTTGGATTTTATAATAGATGACAACAAATTAAAACAAGGCAAATTTACTCCTGGCCAACATATTCCTATAAAATCTATAGATAGTTTAACAACAATTTCAGATGACGACGCTATTACATTTGTCCCATTGGCCTGGAACTTTTTTGATGAAATAAAATTAAGAATTAAGGCAGTAAGGAATAGTAAGAACGACAAGTTTATACGATACTTTCCAACTGCGGAATTAATATGATCTCTGTATTAGTTCCTTCACGTCATAGGCCAGAACTGGCAAAACGTCTGCTTGATACTATCAATGGTACGAAAAAAACAGATGTAGAAGTCAAGTTTTATCTAAATGACAACGATCCGACAATTGAAAAATACAAACAATTACTTCCTGAAAATGTTTATATAATCGGTCCGGACCAAAGCAGTTGTTTCAGTTGGAACTACTTGTCTACACTTGCCAGGCATGATTATTGTATGCTAGTCGGTGATGATGCACAATTTTTAACTACAAACTGGGATCAACACATAATTGATTTTTTTGAAAATTATGAATATAAAGATAAAATTTTGTATGTGTGTCCAAGAGATATGACAGGCAGTGACAAAAGAAGATGGATCAAAAATAAGGTACCCACAGATAAGCCATACAAGATAGAAACACATCCTTCCCCGATAGGCGCCGCTCACTTTGTGTTGCATAAAAACTGGATTAATACAGTTGGATATTTCTTGCCTCCACAGTTTTGGCATTGGCATATAGATAATTGGTTAACAAAATTAGCAGTAAGATTAGGAAGGGCATATGTACTTCCCCATGTGCAGATTCAATCAAAGAAAATGATCGACGATCATACCGGGAAGAGAATAAGAAAAGAGATGAATATCATTGAACGAGATCTTGATGTATGGAAAAGAACAAGAGATCGTTATCTAACAGCCGATGTTGAGGCACTACAAAAATTCATAAAGGATTACAAAGGATAAAAGCACTTATCCGATCTAGGCTTCATAATGAATAGATTAAAAGTAATTCTATTTGTAGTTTGGTTGCTCTCATAGGAATGCCATGTTTTATTTTGTTGTCCACAAAAAATAAATGTTGAATTAGGTTTCCATTCTGCTTCTTTAGTGAAAGCATCTTCGGATTGTGCAGTATACATTTTAGTTCCAACATTTTGTTTAGGTGAGATATACGTTACTGAACTCCAGGTTTTCTCTAAACCTTCTTGATGGATATAAAATTTATAAGGCAAAGGTGGTGTAATGTTGATGTGTGCGTTTATACCGAGCGTTGGATATTTTCTATAGGCCGGATATACATCATGCACCTCTTTAATATTTTGAAATAATTTTTCACATATGTCCACAGTTTCAGCATAAAAATCTATACCATAGTCCTTGTAGTCCTTTGGATGTATCTGTATCAACTTGTCTGTTGTAATATGCGATAATTTTGTTAAGCAAACATCTGTGAGTTTTTCAAAAGTATTTTCGTCAAAAGTATCGGTCAGTATTTGATGAGGCCATGGTTCTAAATTGACTTCTGTGTTTAAACACTTATCCAAGAATCTTTGTCCAACACTCATTTTTTACTCGCCATTAGTTCGTTAAATTTTTTCTTGTTTATGTCTAGTTGTATAAAAGGTCTTCTAATATATTTTTTTACTTTAGAATCATCAATTATTATGTCATTACTACTTGTTATAATAATTGCATTTGGATAGTATGCAATTTTTTTACCGCCAAGTATTATATGCGGTGGCCTAGTTCTATCGTTCCTTTCCCTAAAGCACCATATTGCAATGATATCTCTTTTTAAATCTATTTCGGAAATATCTTCTTTAAATTCAAAACCTATTTTATATTTCTCGTCAAACTCCTGCCACAATTGGTGGTCTAGGTCGTTTTGATTTTCGTATAACTTATCGTATTCCTTTTCTTCTATCAAGTTAATAACATGAATATGCGGAACGGGGTCGTTGTGGATATGTTTGTCTTTTAGTTTATGCCAGTCCATTATGCACTGAATAAATTGATTGCTTCTTTTTTCCAATCATCCGAGTACTCACAATTTCTGTATCCATCAAACCATGGTCCGCCTTCGGTATAGTGTAATATCTTGGGCGAGCCGTCTTCTGGTTCTCTGTACCAACCAACTAGCCAATTGAAGTTGTGAGGTAAATCACCAATTTCCGAGTCTTCAAGCCAACTAAATCTATGTAAGAATTTTGGCGTCTGTTGGTTAAGAAATTCTGGTGTAAGCATTTTATTTTTTTCGTGTTCGCAATTCCAAAGGACCATGCTTGACCAGTTTTTTCTAGGATACACGGTTTGCACTTGTCCATCCATTTTGGTTGTTTCTTTTGGTGTATAGTCATGCTGTACGCAAACTACTGCTTTACTAGGATCCATATACTTGGTAAGCATATGGCTCGGAACTTTCCATAGGAAATCACAGTCACAGAACACTGCCCATCCTTTGAAATCGTTTAGGTAAGGGACAAAAAATCTTGTAAATGTAAATTCTGTTGATGCAAGTTTATCCTTTTCACGTGTGTAAATTCCTTGAGCTCTCATGTCGTTTTGTTTAAGTGGTACAACTTCTGCTGACGGGTCTCTACGCTTGATACTGTGTTCGCATACTTGGTATGCTATGTCTTCCCTTGAATCCCAACCTACGTATATTTTCATTTTCTTCCTGATACTAATTTGTGTATGTCTTGCCAATTACTTACACGGATAATATCGGGATGGTTGAAATCTTGATTATATGGATGATCTATTATTATAGGTTTTAAACCGTATTTGAGCCCGGCTAATGCATTGTGAGGCTTGTCCTCTACCCAGTATAGTCCGGTGTTATGAAACTCTGCCAATGCTGAATCTTTGTCTGCACCAGTGCCTAGTATATGATAGTTTGTAAAAACGTGATCTCCAAATAATTCTCCTAATCTTTTCTTACGTAATTCTTGTGCTGGGATATCAGAAGTTTGCGATGTGATAGGAATAAAAGTCCAACCCTCAGCCGCTAACAACTTTACCCATGTTTGAGATTCCATCATAGGTCGTTGTGTGCCCATCCATGCACTTCTATTAAACTCTCTGATTTCTTTTCTTATTTCTGTTTTTGTCAATCCAAAACGTTCTGCCATTTCGTACGTGTTTTCTTTGTTTGGTAAAAGTCTATACGGATGATACCTTGCACCTCTTTCGTCAAACAAAGTCCTTTGTAGCATCCATTTGGTGAAATGGTGTTCCCATTCCAATAGGACCCCGTCAACGTCTGTTAGTATTATTCGATTATTTGATATCGGCATCTTCCATTCCTGCTACTCTCAGTTTTACAATGTTTGTGATTTGCCATTGTTTCTGATCCAGTCCTTTGGTGATACCTAAGTATTGATTTCTTATTAATGCAAAGTCATTTACAATCTTTGTTAAATCAACTACATCGTCTTCTCCGTCAACATATTTTTCAGCATCTCTGCTTGATAATGCTCTGTTGTAGTTTTCTAAAAATTTTTTGAAAGTTTTTGATCTTAGTCTACGAAGTTCTATGTTTAGGTATTCTAATATTGCTTCAAGTTGTTGTAGTTGTCCAAATCTTTCTTCAACTATTCCTGGCAGTGCGGCACTGGCCCTCTCCAGGTTGCCATAAATTTTGCATTGTTTTTTTGCTTCTTGCAATTCTGCTTCAAAATATGCAACACAATTTGGAATTTTATCTAAACTTCTGCTTACTTCGTTGTACCAATTAATCATCGTCGCCGTATCCGTCTGAATCATCTTCATCTTCGAACACAGTTGCTATTGCTTCTTCAAGTTTTGGATCGTATTCGGCAGATGCTTTGATTTCATCTTGCTCTATTCCTATGTCTTCTAAACTTTTTATAAAGTCTATAGCCATGTCTGATTTCTGTCTTTCGGGTACGTAGTGAATTATAGAGGTCCATAATCTTTCAATGTCCTCGTGTGTAAAATCTATCATTTACTCTTTTTCTTCCTCTGTTGGTTCAATGGTTGCAGTTTCTTTGAACTCTGCCATTATCATATCTAATTTATCTCCTACCCATGCTTTTCTAAATTCTATGTGTTCCTTGCCTTTAGAATCTACATATTTTAGTCTGTTACCCTGCTGTACAAGTAAGCCTTTTTTCTCAAACAAGTCCACAAGTCCACTGTAAGGATCCATGCCTGTATCGTATGGAATTTTTACTTGCACTCCTTCAAAAGGTTTAGCATACCTTGTCTTCATAACTTTACAAGCGGCTCTGATACCTCTTACATCTGTAACTTTGTTACCTTTTTCGTCTTCTTTTAGTTTTAATTTCTTCATTGCAACCACAATACTTGATGCATAGATAAATCCTTGTCCACCTGATATCTTGTCATCTGGATCGAACATATCCTGTGATGCGTATGTGTGGTTAGTTGCTATAAGTCCCACGTTCCAACTTCCAAACATATTAACACAGTTTCTTACAAGTGCTGTTAATGCCTTAGGCTTTCTACCCAAGTCACCTTTCATCTCGCCTGCTTCAAACTGATTAACATCTGTCGGTGTTAGTAGCATACCCAAACTATCTATTACGAATAGTACTTTAGGTGCACCTTCTTTGTTGTCTGCGTGTTGGTCTTTGTAACCTTTCATAAACTCTGAAACAGTCTTTGCTACATCATCAACCATAGACATACTTAATTTCATTAGTTTGTCTTCCGATGTGTCAACTTTTAATGCTTGTAGCCACTGTTCATCTAATGCATTCTCTGTGTCAATCAGTATAACGAATATACCTTGATCTTGTGCATTTTTAATAATGTTGCCTGATGCTATGTATGATTTACCCGCACCAGACTCACCGGCAAGTACTGTAACTTTGCCTAGGGGAATTCCTTTATTGAAATCGCTAGTCATTAGATAATTCAATGCGTAATTTCCAGTCGATATCCAATCGGTTGGATCACTGAATCCTATGCCTAGTCCTTGTATTGATTTTGTGATACTTTTTCTAAATTTTGTTGCGTCAAAAACTTTTGTCATAATTTTCCTATAACACTATCCAAAGGAGTAATGCAACTATTAACACCCATGCAGGTATTTGTTTGTACAATATCCATTCGACAGCCTTTTGTATTTTCTTTTTCATATGTTTATTTTACTACACATGGCCCTAACAGTCAATATCAGGGCCATGGTAAAATGTCAGATTATTTTGCTTGTCTTGATCTGATCAGTTTCAGTATGTCCTCTGCTCTTTTGGCACTGTCACCTGCTGGAGCCGTAGCCGCCGCTGGTTGTGGTGCTGGTGCAGATTCTGTTACTGGTGCTGGTTCAGACGCTGGTGCTGGTGTACTTGCCGGTGTTTCTGCCACAGGGGTCTGTGGTTTAGCCTGGTAAGCCACGCCTGCAGGTCTGAAGTATTGTCCATACTGCTCTAGATCATAAGCCTCACCTTCAACAGATTTTTCAAATAATTCTTTGATTATTTTTACTTCTGCTTCAGTTGGTTCTTTTGGTCTGAAGTCGTTCAGATTGTGTAATCCGTGTGTCTCGATCGCGGCTCTTTCTGCCTCGTCTAATGCACGTTCTCTTCTAGACCATTTTGATGTTGAGTAGTCAGCATAACCACCCTTTGTGGTTTTTGTTATCCTGAAGTCTACACCTTTTACGTAATCAGTTGGCATTTCTTCCATCTCTGGATCCATTAGTGCCCCTCTGATTATGTTGAATATCTGAGGTCCAATTATAAATCTTCTGATTGGATTCTCAGGTGTTGTGTCTTCTGATAAAGGATTGTTGACTACGAAACCTTGGAATATGTAACTTTTCTTTTTCCAATATTTCCTACCCATGTCCTCCATGCTCTTGTCTTTGAACCATGGTCTCACTTCAGTGAGTACAGGACAAGTTTTGCCATACATCTCCATACACGGTACTTGTACTGTAACCGGTCTTGAATCTGTTTGACCCTTTATACCATTAAATGGTAACTTGATCATATTTCTTTCAGTCCAGAAAAAAGTATTGTTTGGATCCTTGTCAGGTAAGAATCTAACTACTGCTTCTGAGCCTTCTGATATATTCCAGTGTGGGTAGATGGCGTTGTCTCCGCCTGTGTTGGAAGTGGAGCGATTCACTTCTTGAGATTTTAACTTCGCCCTTATTTCAGCCAATGATGCCATAATGTAAGCCTCCTTTTATTGTGCCTATGTTGTTTGTGCCTAAATGTATATTAGACATATAGTTTAATATACAACTATATTTATCTAATGTCTAGTACTATTATTGGTAAAATGCTAGGTTTTTGATACGATCTATTTGATTGTCGTATGCTTGTTCTTCTTCAGAAAAGAAATCTTCTAGTTGCATTCCAGCAAGTTCGATTGCGTCTTGTAGTGTGTATTCTTTGTCGCCAACTTTGAATTTGTCGCCTTGTTTCATTCCAGCCGCTTTTGCTTTTCTTACAGCATGAGCGAATTCGTTACCCTCGTCTGTTTTGTCAACATATCCAGGTGCACCGGCTTTCATTCTTTTGTAAGCAACTGTTCCACCGTCCTTGTCCGCTTTTGTTACATTAAGTTTAACAGGATTTTCTTTGTCTTTTTTTTCTGACTCTGGTTCTGGTTTTGGTTCTTCTCTTAATTTTTTGTAATTTTGTTTTAGATACTCTTGAGCCGCTTCCATGTCATTGCTTTTGAATGCTGATTTACTATCTTTATCTAAGACATCGTAAACCATTTTACCATCTTCACCTTTGTACATACTCACATAAGGTTTGATAGTTGCTTCGCCTACATTGTCTACCCAACTCTCAAATGCTTCTTGTTCTTTTGCTTTGCCTTTAAGATCTTTCTTAGGTGCAAATTCACCAGGATCTTTTCTTACTTCGTCTTTGAATGCTGGATCTTTCTGCATTTTTTTGTAGTCGTCGATGTATCTTTTTGCTAATTGTACAGCAATTTTTTTGTTTTTGATGTAGTCCGGTGTTGGTTTGAATGTTGCTGAATTTTCCTGCTCCATTTCGTCTGCTACTCTTGAAGCAAAGTTTGCCAACCTGTCCTCTTCACCTGATTTAGTTAAAAGTCTTGATGCTATATCAGAAAGTATAGAACTTAACATCGTATTTTTGTTTGTAAATTTTGTGTTCTGTAACATTTTGTCTGCAGAGTCGTCTTTTCTTAAAATAAGTTTGCTATCTGGATCTGTTAGGAAAGACTGTACTATTGCTCCATGATCAACAGGTGGCTGTATAGGTGCATCGATTGGTTCTGCATCTGGCTCAAGTTCGTTGATTGGTTCTTCTTTAGGTGCATTTTCTAATTCTGCCATTACCCTACTAATAAGTGGAAAAGCATCTTCAACTCTGCTGTCTAAATTTGTTTGTGTGAATTTTTCTCTTAATTTGTTTACAGTTTCATCGTCTAGTACTTGATCTTCTGCTTTCTTGTAACTCTTGCAACTAGATTCGTAGTGTCCTTGTTTAGAAAGATTTCTCATGTATTCTCTTAAATTTTCTAGTTGTAATTTTGTATTTTCAATAATATCGCCTGCATTATCATTTAATTGATCTTTGTTGCTAACATATCTTTGAAATGAATTTAATTTTGCTATGTCTTCTGAAGTTTTAATAATGTGTTCCCCAAACTCGTCATGTGGTCTTCCACCGTTTGCAACGTGTCTCATCATTGCTCTTGCACCTGCTAGGTGTGTCATTGGATACTTGAATCTTTCACCGTCTTCGTTCTCAATGTATAATGATTGTATCTGTCTTGATCTTGCTCCTGGCACAGTCTCGTCAACTTTGCCTTTGTGTCTGATTATCAATTTTGTTTTGTCTAGATTTTCGTATGAACGTTTGGCAGTGCCTGTCAGGCCTTCATTAACGCCTGCTAATTTTGTAATTCTTGCTAATTCTTCTGACATTTCATCAGTATTTACCGTTTTGTTCGTATCTGCAAGATTTTCATAATCCTGCTTCGTTAGGTTGTTTTTTGTGATATCTCTAACATCAAATCCTAATTGATGCTCCACAGCAAAGTCTTTGAGCTCTTTTAAGAATGCGTACCACTCGTCTCTGCTGTCCTCGTCTATTTTACTAACAAGATCTCTATTATAATACACTTTCATGTGTTCGCCGTCTGCAAGACTAATGCTTACAGCACCAAAAGTATCAGCATCTTCTCTGAATTCAAATTCAAAAAATACTGCACTGTTTGGATCAGCGGTAGCGGCGCCATTTTCGTCGCCTAAACGTATGTTTGCAAACTGTGATCTAATTTTGTTGAATAGGTCTACTGAGTTTTTTGGATTCATATAGCGTATTTATTATCCTGTGAACGATCCAAATATAGGCATTGGCGTAACTTCGCTGGTTCTGTCTGTCCACTTTTCGAATATTTTAGGGTCAAAATCGGCCAAGACCTTCATCATACGAGTCATTAATAAACAAGCACTTACAAGGTCATCATGCTGTCCTGGTTTTGCTTTGTAACTTAACCCCGACGCAACAAAGTCCTTCATTTCTGATATCAGCAGTTGAGAGTTTATTTTCATTTTGCCACCTTCGACAAGTTCCTTAAATTTTGTACAGGCGTCAATCTTATGTTTGGCTGTGGTATTGAATCCTCTTCTGAATTTCCTCCTGTGTCCTTTACGTATCGGTTCACTTAAGAACATTCCCATTATATTTTCTTCCCCAATATCCATCACACGCATAAGTGCGGCTTCACCTATTGTATTGTTTTCCATGCTGTAGAAAATTTGTGGTGTTGCACTGGCATCTTTCTCCATAATTGTATCATGAATATGTTTGTTGATGCCTTGCAAGATTCTTACTTGTTGATTCATTGGAGTCATATTGTGATGCCATTCACCTATTTGTTCAAATGTAGGCAGTTCAAATATTTGTATAGCGGCAAAATCTCCTCCTGTACCCATACTAGGATCCAAAGAAACCATATATGTGTGTCCTGGAGTTGGTCTCTTAAACCAACGTACCTGTCCTGTTGTCTCCACAGGTGTTGTTCCTTCCATATCTGCTAAAGTTAAACTGCTGATTAAAGTTTCGTCAAAAATTAAGAATTCACACTCGTGTTCCCTACGGAATCTTTCTTCACCAATTCTGGCTCGTTCTGCATCTGCCCAGGCTTCGTCTCTATCCGGGTGTTCAGACCAGTGAGCCTTCATGGCATAAAAGCCATTTGTTCCGGTTATCTTATCATTTCCATATTCGTCAAATCTCTTGTTTGCTTCTTTCCAAATCATAGCGAACTGATCTTCGTCACTATTAGGTGTTGATGTAATCATACATTTACCACCTGTACTCAAAGTTGGAGATAGTGATGTCCAAAATTCTTTGGCTTTTTCTGGTGGTTGCACGAAAGCAAACTCATCACAGTAAATCAATGTTAGTGACATACCCCTACCTGTGTTTTCTGTAGTAGTAGTCGCCATTATTTTTGATCCATTATCAAATTCTATAGAGTTTCTGTTATATTGGTTTACCCCTGCCTTGATCCATGAAGGCAACATCTCATATGCATAACGCACCCTTGACATGATATCTGATGCACCAGCATATTTGTGCGCCGCTATTAAGATCTGTGAGTCGGGTCTAAACATTGCATACCAAATAAGGTAACCGGATGCACATGTGGTCTTACCTGTTTGCCTTGGTAACATAGCAATGCTAAATCTATGATTGTTGTAACTTTCTATCAATCTTTCTTGATAAGGAAAGGGTTGAAAGGCCATTTCGCCTTTTGTAGGATGTTGAATTTTCATGAATTTTTTCATGAAATATATTGGGCCGGTGTTAGGGTCCATGCACTTTTCTAATTGTTCTACCTGTTCCTTAGAATATTTGTGCTTCTTATTGGCCTTTTTTATTTGGTCTGAATCTAAACTTACGTATGCCATAACGTAGTATTTAATACCTTAAAGTGTGGAGGAAAACTAACTTATTTTTTCTCTTTGGCTTCTTTGTCTTTTGCGGCCTTTTTCATTGGTTCAGTTTTGTTACCGTCCTTATCTAGGTCGATGTAGTCTGGTTTTGCCGCTTCTTGGTAAGCCTTTTTGAAATTGTCGTATTGTTCTCTCAGGCTATTTGCTAAACTTTCTTGAGTAATAGTGTCTTCCACTGCTAATGGATTGTCGCCCGGATATTCTTTTTTGTATTGAATTTTTTGTCTATTAGCACCGCCCGAATGCACATTTACTAAAGTGTCCACATCCGAAGTTTTTTCATCCGGTGTGTTTGCAAATGTTTCTTCTGCTTTTTCTTCTTCTGGTGCAGTCATCATGTCTCTCATTTTACCCATTTGCATACTGCCCATTGCATCATCGCCCGGTACGTCCATTTTCTTATTCATGGCACCTGGATCCATCTCAGGTTTGTCCATACCCATCATGTCTGGTGTCACTTGTTCTACACCTGCCAATTTTAAAATCTGCATCATCATTGATGCTTCTTGTGGAGTATCTGCTTGGATTTTGATATCTTCTTTTACAGTTTCTTTTTTCATCATTTTTCCTTCTCCTGCCGCAATGCCGTCTTCGTCGTCTTCTTCGCCATTTATTGCATTGTAAAAACCTCTTAGGCTTTCACCGTGTTTCTTTAAAAATTCTTCTCTTGAAAGTTTTTCTGCTTCACCATGTAAATAATCTTTCATTCCGCCCTCACTAACCTGTTTAGGATTTGTCTTCTCTACATTTTCAACAGCGTCTTTAACTAACTCTGGTTTAGTCTCTGCAATCTCTTGTAATCTTTTTAATACGTCGATCATTTCCATAATTATTTTGCTCCTGCTGGGTGTGGGTTTCCTTTTATTGGACCATCGTGTCCTTTAATTGGTGAAGGACTTGCTTTTTCTTCTTTACTCTGTGCTTCTTGAGTTTTGTTATCAGACCCTTTTTCGATCTCGTATCTATTGTCTTTGTCTTTCAATAATTCTTTTAACAAACTCATGTTTGCCTGTGTTGAATGAAAATCTTCTGCGTTTACTTTTGGAGAATCTTTCATTTCAATGTCTAATAATTTATTTTGGTATTCTGAATTCTTTGCAACCTGCATCTGGTCTTGGTATTCCTCAGTTGGCTCACCTGGCTTTCTAACAACGATATGTGTTTGTGGCAAGTTCATGTACACGCCTAGGTACTCTTTTAGTTCTCTGACAGACACCGGATAGTTTGTAGTCACATCATAGATGGTTACTTCTTCGTTGCTTAACTGCGGAAAATCTAAAGGCTGTGTCATAATAGGCGTTTTCTTACCTGCTGACATTTTTGCTACTTCAAACTTTTGTAAAGCAGTTTCCATTTTGTTTGCAAAGTCATCTGCAATTGGTCCTGCTACCTTTATTTTGTAGTCATACGACTTTGTTGATTCTGTAAGGTATTGTGAAAACGTGCTCATATGCAATATTTAGTCTTTTTTAAGTAGTTTCTTCATTAATTCATTACGATCAGATATTACAAAACCCTCAGATTCCTGTACTGCTGGGCCGTCTTTGTTTCCTTGGTCTATCTTCTGCTTTTTAAGTTGTAATTCTATCATTTTGAGTTTTTTGTCTATTTTGCCGCTTTTAGCATCTATGGCGTTTCTAAGGAAATTACCCGCTACTTCAAAAATTCTGCCCGAATAACGTGAGTCTACATTCATTCCCAAGTCCATCAAGTTCTTGTAACTCTCTTCTGCTTCTATGGCCAACTTGTCCAACTCAAGATCCGACAATTCGCCCAATCCTTTAACCTGAGGAAGTGCGGCCGCTACTTTGTCAAATTCAGCATAACTTTTCTCTAAATTTTTCCTTGTTTCTGGATCAACATTTTTCATTACTTCTTTTGTTTGATCTTTGTTTGCTTTGGCTTGTTCTTTTTTATCCACCTCTTTGAACGCTTCTTTTACGTTTGGTAAATTAAGAATATCTTCTAACTTTTTTGTCATGCCTATATTTACTTACGTTTGCCGTTGTGGAATAACTGCTCTTCTGATACGACACGGAATCCTATCCTTCTTTGCTTGGCATACGAACTAGCGGCCTCCCATTTGGCCTGATTAATTATTACCTGCTTCCTTTTACCCATACTCCTGCCGGCCTTTTCCATTGTGGTTTGAGCCATTGGTTTGACTTCAATCATCTCTGCATGTTTCTTCCCGTTCTTGTCCATGTAGATGATAAAAAAATCAGGAACGTACACAGTGTATTTGCCAGTCAATGGATGCCTGTAAGGTATCTTGATTGATTCTGAGGCCCATTGATACACGCTTGGGTGTTCGTCACACAATCTCATAAACGCATGTTCCCAACTAGATCTGTAAGTTGGTGTTCTTGTACCAACATATTTTTCTTTGTTCTTTGGGGAGAACTTACCGCGTGCAAATCTAGGAAGCATTAGTCTATTATGTTTCTAGATACTGTTTCTGTAGTGGTAAGTGTTTGTCTAACACCCAGTCTACTTGATTTGTATCTGTTGGCGTTTAGAATTATTGTTATTATTTCTGAAAGTTGTGCATCATCGACTACGGCAAGTTTATCTAATATTTCCCTTGCAGAAATGTTATCAATTTTTGCCTGTGACAATATTACATATGCAGTAGATTCAGCAGATGCTCTTTTAAATCCTCTGTTTACAAAGAAAGCAATAGTGCTGTCATACTCTCCAACATTAAATTGGTATTCTGTTTCGTAATTGTTCGTCGTTAATTTGTCAATTGTTTTCTGTAAATCGTCTTTTTCTTTTGGTGGTAAGTTTGTGTAAAAGTCAGCCATTATAATCCTACTTTCTCTGTTGCAATGCTTACGTCGTTAGTGTTTCTTTCAATTTTTAGATATCCTTCTGTAACTAGTTTCCGTACATCCGTAATTGCTTTGTTTCTATAAACAGTCTTTGTTGTTGCTGTGCTGTTTGTGTATTGCACATCTGACTCTGCAACTGTTAGGTTGTTTCTTGAGCCAATATCTTTGTAGTATATGCCAGACGCAATTTCATCTTTAAGAGTTTCGTCATTATTAATTAGATTAAAAGATTCGTCCGGAGTAAGGTAGTTTGTGTAATCCTGATTTGCATTTGTGATTACTCTTAAATTGTTTTTGTTATTGTTATCATTTGTGCCTTTTGCTGTGGCAATTATTGCTCCGGCGGCTACTGCGGCTCCAACATTAAATCCACCTACAGGATTAGTAATTGTACCGGCCTCTTTTGCGACTTCTAAAACTCCTTTTTTTGCTATGCCTTTCAATTCTTCTTTTGCATCTTTCTTTTTAATCTTTTTAGCATTGTTATAAGTGTTAGTTGCGGCTAGAATTGCTCCTAAAATATTGCCTTCTTGATAGTTTCTAATCACAGAACCTACTCCGTCAATTACACCACCTGGACCGAATATGCTATTTGTTCCTCCACCTAGCACCGTAAGTGGACTTGGCTCTTTGTCGTAGTTGATTGTAGCAAATCCAGGTACCGAATTCCTATTAATAACACCCGATTTATAGATTACAGTTTCATAGAGTATTTGCATGGCGTTGGACATTATGCCTGCACCATCTGCCTGATCCACGCCGTCGTGGCTGAAAGATCCTATAACTGGATTTACAAGTGTCATTGATGTAAATCTTTGCTTGTGAAGTACAAAAATTTCTATGCCTTTAAGATATGGTTTTTTACGCACTTTAGGTGTATCCATACCAAACTTTGTAATGCTTTTCTGTTCAATGCCATCATATGCATCGTCTTTGGTTGCGGCTATTTGCAGATCGGAGTTCATAGACACAGAGTCTGCAATGTTATATTCGTAATATTTTTTCCAGAAAGCGTTCACGGTATCTGCGTGATCGTCGTGGAAGTTTATGTTGACAGGCTCGTATGCTATCCTGGTTGCCGCATACATCTTCTTGTTGTACTGTGTTTTTTCTTCCATGCTCATGTTGTACCTAGGTAGGTCACAACTTTTTACTAACATGTTCAATTGGTATCTTTCGTTTTGATTGAATCCGTTGTAAAACAAAGTTTCGTCGGTGTTGAAAACCACATGAAACAGAAACTTCTGCTTTGGCATCAGTTTGTAATTGTCGTCTATATACAATCTAGATGCGTGTCGGTAGTCTTTCATACCCGGCAGTCCGTCCTGGAAACCTTTTAGAAAATTGTTAATGCTTGGCATATGGATATTTATGGCCACAAAAAAAGCGCCATATAAAGGCGCTTTGATTGTTTATAATTGCTAACTTAATTCTTATTAACCACCTGTACTTAACGTACCGATAGTTCTTGCAACTGCTGTACCAATTCCTGTTCCTGTCGGAGTTTGGATTGCGTTGTCATATCTAACTGACATTGTGATTGTTGCTGGATCTGAAGTTGCGTATGCTAGTGTGTTGTAGTTTACGTTTTCAACATATGCACCGTATAATTCAAATGTTTCTAATACATTTGGTGCACTTGCTCCGTTACCACCATCTAACATTTCAATTCTTGTTGTGAATTTGTAGTCAATACCAGATGCCGCACTTGACTGTTCGAAGAAGTCAAACTGTTTCTGGATCTGCTCACCAACTAGTTTAGTTACTGAGTTGTTCACGTCATCTCTCAATGTAATTGTAATTGGATCCCAAGTGTGTTTACCTGCAACATATACTTTAGAGTTGTAAACATCTAATGTAACGTTGTCAAAAGTCAAGTTAGGTCTTGTTATGTCGATAACTTGTTTTGTTAGTTCTGATCTTGGTGTTGATACTCCAAAATTTTCCAGTATTGCTCTAAAACGATATTGTAGTTTTGGCATCAATAAGCCTTGTGATGCTGAACTTTGATCGTTTGCTAAAGGTACTGTAAATTTTGATAAAGTTGATATTGCCATCTGTTTCTCCTATTTATTCAAAATTAGTTCCCTAACTTTGCAATTTCTCCTGTGTTTTTGATTCTTAATGGTATGTAGATAAATTCAACTGATTTAACTGGCTCAATTGCTATATCAACATACAATTCGTTTCTGTCGATCCTTGTAGGTGTGTTGTTAGTGTCATCACAAACTACTAAGAAGTCAAACAATGCTCTTTGTCCAACCAACTCTAACAAGAATGATTCAACTGCTTGTTTTATTTCATTTCTTGTTAGCTCATCATTAGGTTCGAATATGAACGGTTTCGCAATTGAGTCTAGTTGTGTTCTTAAGAACACTGCCAATCTTGAAACGTTTATTCTGTCTAATGCCGAACTTGCCGAGGTCTTAGTTAAGTTACCAAAGTTAACTATCCCTGCCCCTGCAAAGAAAGTAATTGGGTTGATTTTAACTTCGTGCATTGAATCTCTCACTGACTCCGTTACAGATATTGCTTCGAATTCTCCTGAACTTGAATCAATGTAACCAACTGATGTTGCGTTGTCGACCACACCTCTTCTAGTTCCTGATGGTGCAAACCATGGGAAA